AGCGGAAGAACCTCTGGTGGGAGATGCTCGACAAGTATCCCATCATCGAAGAGTTCTGTCGCGCCTGCCCCGGCGTCATCGTCTATGGCGAAGTCTTCGGCAATGTCAACTGCATCAAGTACGGGCTACCCGATGGCAATCGGTTCGCGGCCTTCGACCTGATGTACGAAGGCAAGTGGCTCGACGCCTACGAAGCTCGCTGTCGCACGGCAGACTGTTGCAAGAGCGACGATTTCCCTTGGGTGCCTCACATCCCCAACACCGGCAAATACAACTTCGAGGAGGCGTGTGCCCTGGCTGAGGGACAAAGTCTTGTTCCCGATGCCAAGGCCGGGACCATCCGCGAAGGCGTGGTCATCAAGCCGGTGAAAGAGCGCTTCGACTCGCACATTGGCCGCATATGCTTCAAGTGTGTCAGCGGAGCCTACCTTGAAAAGTATCGCTAGGTTCGTTCAGCATTGCGAAGAAGGCTGTGGCCTCGGCTATGTTGAGTACGAGTGCCCGGCCTGTCATCGCCACGGCAACGACTACGGCGACGGCTGGTTCGACCACGAGAATATCTACTCGGGCCACGTCGTCGAATTTGAGTGCGAGCATTGCAGGACTATCCTCTTGATGTCGTGGGACCAAGAGGAAATGGAAGCCGTCTTGGAGGCCAAGCCATGACGTGTGAATTGACTCCCTGTGGTCGCGGAGTAGTAGCCCACTGCTCCTGGGGCACGGACAACATTCGCCAAGAAGCTGAGATGTGTCAGCAGCATGTTGAGGAACTGTTTCAGCAACTCAACCCGCTGCTTCAAACGAACCGCGTCTGGTTCACCATCCGTCCGCCAAAGGAGAATCCGAATGGGGCTGCAACGTGTTGAGCCGTCTGAACATATCCTATGCACATCCTACGAGCAACTCGCCAAGGAAGTTGGCGCGACCTTCTGTGCGAACGAAGGCATAAAGCAACTGTTTCGAGACATCGAGGCAGCCAGCAACGCTGACGTTCTGGCCGACAAAGTTCTTGTCAGCGCCTGTTCAGACTATGGGATTCATGAGCAGGAGAAGGCACATCCAAACGGTGACCTGGTGAAGCTCGCCCAGGCTGTTCGATGGGATGAAATCGCCGGCATCCGCGACCGATACTTTGCGTTCCAGGTTGGTCCGACGTGTGACCCAGGGCAATGTGACCTGTCGCACCGCTACAGCATCAAGATTGACCGTGGCACGTGTGCAACGTTCGACTATGTGCCGCCCAACATCAAGCGATGGTTCGTTGCCAACCTGAATGCGGACGTTGCGCGAGCCGAGTGGTTGCCGTTCGGCCTCAGTTCGGACCCGCCTGGCTATCAACTGCTACCCAACTACATGGAGCGACCGAAGGCCGGCCTGCTCTACGTCAACTTCCAGCATCGAACGATGGAGCGGCTCGCTCTCAAGCAGCACTACAGTCAACTGCCCTGGGCGACGACTCAACTCGATACCAATCTGACCATCGAGCAGTACCTGGAAAGCGTGGCCACTCACAAGTTCGTGCTGTGCCCGACCGGGAATGGCCTAGACTGCTACCGCACATACGAGGCCCTCTACCTCGGGTGCATCCCAATCATTCAGCGCTGCCGCATGGCTGAGTACATGCAGGAAGCGAATCTCCCTGTGCTCGTAGTGGACCGGCTTCACGGACTCGATGACCGGTTCCTCGGCGCGGTATGGGAGCACGCCCAGCAACAAGAGTTCGACTACAGCACGCTCAAGCTGTCATATTGGAGAGACCGATTCAAGGCCCTTGTCTAATCTGTGGCTGTGAGCCGTGCGCGTGTGGAGATGATGACGATGACGACTGACGACGCTCTGTTCCTGATGTCTTTCAGCGTTGTGTTGGTTGGCGGTCTTTGTCTTATCATCGCTACTGCATTGCACTTCTCTCGGCGTCGAGCGGCAAGCATTATTGCTGCCATCAAAGCTCGCGGCCCCTGTATGATTATCCGCTTCGAGGAAGATGGCACCCATACTGTTGAACGACCGCCACTTCGTTGGTCGCCTGGCACAGGCCAGGAGATGCGCGAAGTTCCAATGCACGTATGTCCGCGATGTGGGACAGCGTTTGGAGAACTACATGAGCCAGGTGTGGGAAATCCTGGTGCCGACTCTGCACCGAGACGGGAAGCCTATCCGTCTCAGGTTCCATAAGGTCTGGGATGAAAAGGTCCGGGCTATCTCCGGCGGCTTGACTGTGCTTCCTCCTGCCAAGGGGCAGTGGCTTTCGCCAAGCGGAACGCTCTTTGCCGAACGAATGATTCCGGTCCGCATTTCGTGCTCTGAAGAAAAGATGCACCACATTGCGGACATGACACTGGTCTATTACGACCAGGAAGCTGTGTTCTATTACCTAGTGACCGAAAAGGTCTTCATCAAACATAGGAGCGACGATGCCTCTACAGCGGTGCGGTGAAGGAAACAAGGGATGGCGATGGGGTGAGAAGGGCCAGTGCTACTCCGGCCCCAACGCCAAGAAAAAGGCAATCAAACAAGGTCTCGCCGAGAATGAGGGCGAGCTTCCCGACGAAGAGGCCGATGGCGCTTCCATCGCTGAGATTGAAGAAGCCAAGGCCGAGTTCCGCAACGAGCGGGTCGGTGCCAACCATTACATCGAGGGGGTCCGCGACTTCTTTGGCTTCGGTCGTGGCGCTGCCAGTGGTGTGCCGGCAGACGAAAAGAAACCAAGTATCAGCGGGTGAGCCATGCAGATACTCAACGTGCGAGAATTCGGCAGCATCACGGAGGCGCAGGCCAAGGGCGTGGTCTACATTGGTCGCCCCAGCCCGCTTGGAAATCCCTATCGGATTTCAGCCGAGCTTTCTCGCGAAGCTGCTATTGACAACTATCGCCGTTGGCTGTATCAGGCTCTCACTTCTGGCAACAAGGTTGTGGTTGCCGCAATCGAGTCGCTTACGAACGAAAGCGTCCTGGGCTGCTGGTGCAAACCACAAGCGTGTCATGGGGACGTGGTTGCGTCTGCCTGGGAGTGGTGGATGCTTCGAGGAGGTAGAGAACAATGGACAACACCATCGAAAGTTTGATTGCTGCCCCGCCGTGGTTTTTCCGCGAGCATCACCGCAAGGCGATTGCCACGTTGTACGCAGAAAATTCCGCGCACCTGGCCACAATCGAACAACTGAAGAAAGACATCAACTCATGCGACCGTCGCCGAGTGGCCGGCCTGGAGCGTGCCATTGAGCGATTAGAGCGAGAGATAGCTGAAGTTCAATGCGAGGTAGACAAGGCCAACGACCGCACACAACTTGCCTACCTCGAAACCCGCAAGCTCCGCGAGACGTTGACCCATATCCATAACGTGTCGCGCGTCACCAATGATGGCGATGTTCAAACAGCGTTGGCCGAGTGTCGCAAGTGGCGACTGACGGACAAGCAACTGTCTGAGATGCTCGGCGATGAAGAGGAAGAGTCCAGCGAGTCGAGCACGTCCAGCGAAACTGACGAAGAGGAGTCCGGTCCGTCATGAAGCTCTGCATCATCATGCGTGGCCTGCCTGGGTCCGGCAAGTCAACGCTCGCTCGTGAGATTGTGGCCAAGTATCCCGGTGCCCTCATCTTCTCTGCTGATGACTTCTTCAAGCAGGCAGATGGCACCTACAAGTTCGACGTAAAGCTACTTCACCAGGCCCACATGAAGTGCTGGACAGAGTTTACGTGTGCGTGTCTCAACAAGGTGCCGGTGGTGATTGTTGACAACACCAACGTGCGCTTGCGTGACATCAAGCCGTATGTGCAGATAGCCGGCGACCACGGATACGAAGTCCAGTACCAGGAACCAACCACGCCCTGGGCGTGGGACATCGACGAGTTGGTCAAGCGGAATACTCACGGCGTCGGCCGCGACATCATAGAGCGTATGCAACGTCGCTACGCTCGTGACTTGTCTCCGTTGGAGGTTTGGTATCATGGCAAAAAAGATGTCAGAGGCAACGTTCTGGAAGAAAGCGAAGCTCTGCGCTGAGCAGCGACCATTCTGCATCAGCAAGGCAGACCAAATTCGGCAACGCTATACGCACGACTGCCTGGTGGTTGCCGTGGCTCGGTTTGTTGCTGGCAATCCCAAAGAAAGCTACGAACAGGTCGGTCACGAAACGGCCGCTGCCGACATTGGCCTGGATGTTCGATTCGCCTGTAACATCGCGCACGTCTCGGACTGCATCCCTAACGAAGAAGACGAGCCGACGCTCTTCAAGCTGCGTCAGAAGGTTCTTCGCGTCCTCGGGCTCAAAGAGAAGCGTCAGTAGCAGTTGAAGTGGGGAGCCGGAAACCCCTGAGCCGGCAACATGCCTGGAATGATACCGGATGTATCTCCTGCCTTCGGCTGGTGACGCCATCTCACGACCTGGTCGGCTGATGGAGAAAGGTAATGTAGGTTCGACTCCTACCCGGGCTACTATGATTATTTTCCCTGGCGGTCTCACTGGATGTTCCCAAGTTCGCGGCAGTCTGCCGCCGAAACGGTTTCGATGGCTGCGCGTAGTGGTCATCGTTGTTGTGGGCTACGCCCTATTGAAAATGCTTTGGTGACCTATGGAAATTGTCAAAGACGAAGTCTTCTTGCGGCAGCGGTCTGAGCCCGTAACAAAGGACGAGGGTATAGCTCTTGCTCGCAAGCTGAACTATGCGTTGAACCACATCAACGTTCGGGCTATCAAGGCTGAGAAGAAAGGTGAGACGGGTCGCTTTGCTGCTGGCTTATCCGCGCCGCAGATTGGCATCCTGAAACAGGTGTGCGTGGTTGCAGTGAATCGGTTTCGCATGGCCCTTATCAATCCAGTGATTGTTGCCCACGCCGACCACAAGATAGCCTTCACCGAAGGATGCCTTAGCTTCCCAGGCCAAAGCGTGAAGACCTATCGCTGGCCCTGGGTCGAAGTCGAAACTCTGAACATTGGTCGCCGGCTCATTGGCGACAGGGAGTGCAAGGATGACCTTCTCATTTACCACGCTGTCGTGGCGCAGCATGAGATTGCTCATCTACGCGGGCTCCTGCATTTCGATTTTACTGAGCCGACATCGCAGCCTGATTTCTCGTAGCGTTCTTATCGGATTGTGGACAGCGGGGCTGTTCTTTGGCATTGGGGAGTTCCTCATTTACCTCTCGGTCCCGTCATGTTTATTATGGAATCTGTCACAGTCTGTGTTCGCTACGGCGACTACCTCAGACACACGCTCCCACTCTTCAAGTCACACTTCAACCGAAGTGTCGTAGTGACTTCGCTTGGGGATACGGAAACGCGCAATCTATGTCACTACTACAATGTCGAGTGCGTTGCCACAGATGAAATGATAACCGACCAGGTCGTGAACAAGGGCGTGGCTATCAACATTGGATTGGAGAAGCTTTGTTTTCGCGAGTGGGCCGTTCACCTGGACGCCGACATGGTGTTACCACCAAAGACACGGAGCATTCTGGAAACATTGCCACTCAATGAGCAGTTCATCTACGGCATAGACCGCATGATGTGTCCGTCCTACGAGGCATGGGAAAACTTTCTTGCGAGACCGGTGCCCCAGCACGACCTGGCCTATGTTTATGTTGGGCCTTTTCCACTTGGCATCAGGCTCAACCGTAGGGAGATTGGCGGCTATGTGCCACTCGGATACTTCCAGATGTTCCACCGTGAGGCTTCATGCTTCCGAGCATACCCAACCAAGTCCGAGTCGGCAGCTGTCTCCGACATGCTGTTTGCAGCACGCTGGCCGAGAACGCATAGGCATCTGATTCCGGAACTCATTGGCATTCACCTAGCAACCGAAGACGCGGGCGAGATGGGTGTCAACTGGCATGGTCGCAAGACCAGACGCTTCGAGCCCATTAGGATGTATCGCCCCCAACCAATACTGGAGACCTCATGAGGCGTCCCATACTCGTTGTTCGCAACGTTCTGATTGACAAGCAGGACCGCCTTCTCCTGGGCCTACGGGCCGATGTGAACCTATGGGAGCTACCAGGCGGCAAGGTGGACGATGAATACGTTTTGGATGCCGCTCTGCGTGAGCAGAAAGAGGAGACAGGCATGACGCTTCAGGGCATCCCACGGCTCGTTGGCTACGCGGATGGCCCCGGGATGCGCGACCCCAAGAAGAAGTTCACCGACCTGCTCTTGATGTGGCCGGCCTGGGATGGCGAGCCTCAGTTGACCGAGCCCGACAAGCAGCGCGCCTGGCTCCCACTTACACCGTCCGCGAAAATCTTCGCTGAGAGCATCCTTCCTACGCTTTGCCCCGTTTGCACTACGGAGGAGACATGCTAGAGTTTTTGATGTTGAGCGCGGTGCTGACGATGTATCCTTTCCTGCTGAAAGACTATGTCCGACGACGCACTCGGGTGTAATATCCTGTTGCCGGGGTGGAGGAGAAGCTACCTTGCCAGCCTCATAAGCTGGAGACGCTGGTGCGAATCCAGCCCCCGGTACTAATATCAGCTGGCGGGCCGGAGACTGTGGGAGAGTCCCAAAACCCGGTCCAATGAGCAACCACAGGCAGAATTTGGAATCCCCGCCGGCTGAGACCTCGAAGTAGAAAAGTTGAGAAGTTGTGTTGCAGAATCATCTCTCGCCGCTATAAGCCTCTCGACAGTCAACAAACACAGGAGCCTAATCATGACAAGGCAAGAGTACGTTGCTGCATGTCAGGAGGAAAACAAGTCGCTGCTACAGTCCACTCACGTGCTGCTCGAATACAAGCGTGACCGGCACCGCCGCAAGATTGGTGTGGTGCTGGCCTACAAGCAGCCCGATGGCCAGGTCCTGGTCGGCTACTCGAAGTGTCACATCGGCATGGATGAGTTCGACCGCGACATCGGTATCGCGAAGGCAGTGAAGCGGGCCGCACCAGTGAATCGCCTGGTCGAATACTTGACCAAGCGCAACGGTGACGCCGGAGTTGCCGGCGACGTGCCAAACAGTCTCGAATTGGATGTGCTCGCCATGTGTGAACGGGCGGCACGGTTTTTCGCCATACGCTGAGGAGTTGGGAACATGGATGTTCAAAAGCGGAACGAGTTGGTGACGGCGAATCTGGACTTGCCAGAGCACGTCTATTGGGACTTGGTCCACGACGGATTGTTCGCGTTGACCAAGCTCGGTAAGGAAGACGCTATCGGCTACGGCAACATTGGTCTCGTCATCGCTGCCGACAAATGGAAGTCGGACGGCGGGGCGACCTTCAGGACCTATGCTGAGTATTGGGTCGCATACTACATGCGTCATGCGGCCAGGTACATTCTGCCGATGATTGGCTTCACGCCGAAGCATCCGCCCATGAAGCGGGTGCGCGGCCAAGCCGGTGGACTTGACTACTACGCCGCCAACCAAGAGCGCGTCGGAGCAGTCTACGAGAACAAGGAGGAGGTTGCCACTCTCCTGCGTTGCCTGCCCAAGAAGTATGCGGACGTACTGGACCTGTTGTACGTCCAGGGGCTGGAAACGAAAGAGGTCGCACAGAAGTTGCAAGTATCTCGACAGCGTGTCGAGCAAATTGAACAGCGGGCTCTGGTCCGCTTGAGAAAGGAAGAAGGCTTATGCCGAAAAGCAAGTTGAAGAATCGTATCGCCATCGTGCTGGACCGTTCCGGCTCCATGTCGTCGATTCGTACCGAGACCATGAACGCCTTCAACGCCATCGTCAAGACTGTGGCCGAGAAGAGCCGCGACCAAGAAACCACCGTGTCCTACTTCACCTTCGCGAATCGCGCGGTGATGGAATTTTTCAACGCACAAGCGGACACACTCAAGCCGCTGACAGCCTATCATCCCGATGGGATGACCGCGATGCTCGACGGCATCGGGCTGGCAGTGACGACGCTGCAAACTCTGAAGGACGACGAGGACACGTCCTACCTGGTCATCGTGGTCACCGATGGCCTTGAGAATCAGAGCACGAGGTTCAATGCCACGCAGATTGCCAAGCTCCTGAAGGACACACAGGCGACGGACCGCTGGTCTTTCGTCTTCCAGGTTCCGCCTGGGAATGGCGCAGCGCTGGCCCGCGACTTCAAGATTCCGAGTGACAACATCCGCGAGTGGGAAACCACCAGCCAGGGCATGGTCGAGACGCAGGTTGCTACGGTCTCCGGACTCGGCGGCTACTTCGCGGCACGAGCCCGAGGACAGAAGAAGGTCACGAAGTTTTTCCAGACCGACCTGTCCAAGCTGGACTCGCAAGAGGTCCGCAAAAACCTCGACGACATCTCGAACCAGTTCAAGCAGTTCGAGGTCGCAAAGGAAGCCTCCGTCAAGGACTTCGTCGAGTTGAAAACGCGCAAGCCTTATGTGATTGGCAGCGCATATTATCAACTGATGAAGACAGAAAAGATTCAGCCTCAGAAGTCCATCCTCATCATGGAGAAGGGCAAGAAGGCTGTGTGGGGTGGTCGAGACGCCCGTCATCTCATCGGTCTGCCTGACGGCGATACGGTGAAGTGCGAGCCCGGCAACCACAGCAACTTCGACATCTTCATTCAGAGCACGTCCGTGAATCGCAAGCTGCCTCGCGGAACCAAGGTGCTCGTGGACACAACGCAGACAAAAGACTTGGCACCGACCTGGGACCATACGGCCGGGGCAGCCAAGTAAGAAAAAATTCGGGCCGACGCTTGAGGGTTATCGACTGGTTTGTCACTAAACACCTTCTCGCACACCTTGCCTGAACTTACAAACATGGGCCGAATGGCAAAGGTTATCGTTACTCCAAAACGTCACCATCCTTTGTCAATCCCTTGCCCATTTTTTTTATGACCTCGTAGCTCAGTGGTAGAGCGCTAAAAACCGCTTGTCGTTTTTGACTGACGCCTCATAAGCGTCGGGACGGTGATAAAGCGTTATCTCCTTTTAAGAGAGAGGTCGTGGGTTCGAGCCCCACCGAGGTCACTGACACGGTCCTCAGCATTCTTTGTTCAAGTCGGGACGGTCCCGGCCTGAGCCGCACGAGAGCCGATTATCTTCAAGCTGTAACTTGGAGGACATCAAGCAAACATGGGTCGCTTGCAACGACCGACGCAGAACATGGCCAGGTAGCTTAGCGGTAGAGCGTTAAAACCCGGTTCCTATTTTTTGTCCGATGCGCTCTCATAGTAGGGCGTAGATGGGCCGGCTTGGAAACGGTTATCGTGTGAAGAACGAAAGGCGTTGGTTCGAGTCCAACCCTGGCCACTTGCGAGCCGGATGTGTTTCATAATCGTGGATGATTGGGGCCTTGAAAGCCCTTTCGCCTGCTCGAAACAGGCACGGAACACAAATGCTTTGCTCGCACAATAAAGCATGAGCCGAACGGCGTGGATTATCGTGCAAACGATGCAACACACGTAGCGTGAGTCCAAAGAAGCGTGACACGGCCGCTTACACGCACGTACCACCTAGCGTCGAAAGACTTGCTCATGATTCAAACGTTAGACAGGTAGCTCAATCAGTAGAGCACCAGCTTGTAATGGTTCAACGCTTTGTAGTCCGCTTCAACGTGGGCCGATGTCGAACTGTTCTCTCGGCGCTGGGGGTTGGCGGTGCGAATCCGTCCCTGTCTGCTTGTGGGCCGTTTGCTGAAGGTTATCACTTTTAATGATTCCGCCTTCGGCTATCCCTTTGCCCACTCTATACAACGCGAGCCGCAGCGCTTTGGTTCTCGGGCGGGACAAGATGTTCTTGTTCCATCCATTTTCTCCAATGACTAACCATCGCTCGCGCGTACTCGAACGGGTCGCTCATGGGCATGAGCAGCCGGTTGCCGTTTTTCGTCTCAGAAGGGGCCGCTGGATGACCGTTATCGTTACTGCGATTTGTGGGTTCGACTCCCACCCCGTTCATTTGCGAGTGGCTGCCTATGGCGACCACTATCCCGCTCGTCGGGACGATGCCAGTAGGTTATTGTAGTCTCACCACTACCACTCGCTCCAAAAACGCGGGCCGCTGACTGAGGGTTATCTTTTTGATGAAACCCCCTCAGTCGAATCCTTGCCTGCTAAGTTTTCTGAACCCTGTCTGTCGAGCCGAAAGTTGAAGATTATCGCGCCAGCCGGCTTGCCGGCAAAGTCCCGGACATGCAACCCGGGCGTCTTTGACACCATTCGTTCGACTGTTTTTTAGGAGGATGTCCAATGGCGAATCGTTACGCATCTCTCGTTTCGACAAAGCGAACCCCGCAGTCCGAGAAGATTCCGGGCAGCAAGCAGGTGAAGAACTCTGCTGGCGGCTACAGCTTCAAGGTCGATAACTTCACTCGTCTCGAACGCTTCCTCATCCTCGGCTCCGAAGGCGGCAGCTATTACGCCAAAGAGCGCAAGCTGACCCAGGAGAACGCCAAGGGCGTCCTGAAGTGCATTGAGGAAGACGGTCTCGAAACAGTTCGTCGCATCATCGCCGTCTCTCGCGAAGGTCGCGCTCCGAAGAACGACCCGGCCATCTTCGCGCTGGCCCTGGCCGCAACCTTTGGCAACGAGGAAACCAAGTCGGCCGCACTGACCGGTGCCCAGGAAGTGTGTCGCATCGGCACGCACCTGTTCCAGTTCGCTGCTGCGTGCAACGAGCTTCGTGGTTGGGGGTCGCGGTCTGCGCCGCGCCATCGGCGAGTGGTACAGCACGAAGAACCCGCGCGACGTGGCCTACCAGGTCACGAAGTATCAGCAGCGCGACGGCTGGTCTCATCGAGACTTGCTGCGCCTGGCTCACCCGCGCTTTGAAGGCGACCTCCAGACCATCGCTCACTATGTCACCAAGGGCTGGGAGAACGTCGGCGACAAGCCGCACGACCAGGAAGCTCTTCTGCCCATCTGGGCCTTCGAGCGGGCGAAGCGAGCGACATCCTCGAAGGAAATCATCCGCCTCATCCGCGACTACCGTCTCGTGCGCGAGTGCATCCCGACGCAGTTCCTGAACGACAAGGACGTATGGGAAGCTCTCCTCGAAGACATGCCGTTGACCGCGCTCATCCGCAACCTCGGCAAGATGTCGTCTATCGGCCTGATTGCTCCGCTCTCCAAGGCGGCGAACTACGCTGTCCAACGGCTGACGGACCCGCAGCAGCTTCACAAGGCGCGTATCCACCCGCTGAACCTTCTTGTGGCCCTCAACACCTACAACCAGGGCCACGGCGAGAAGGGCAAGCTGTCCTGGACCCGCGTGCAACAGGTGACCGACGCGCTCGACTCGGCATTCTATCTGGCGTTCAAGGCCATCGAGCCGACCAACAAGCGTTGGCTGCTCGCGCTCGACGTGTCCGGCTCCATGAGCGGTCCGGAAATCTCTGGCATGGCCGGCATCACGCCTCGCATCGGCAGCGCCGCGATGGCCCTCATCACGGCCGCAAGCGAATCGCAGCACCACATCTTCGGCTTCAGCCATCACCTGGTTGAAGTGCCCATCAGTCCGCGTATGCGTCTCGACGCTGCGGTCAACGCAGTGAGTCGCATTCCGATGGGCGGCACCAACTGTTCTCTGCCGATGGTCTACGCCCTTCAGAATAAGATTGAGGCGGACGCTTTCGTCGTCTACACCGATTCGGAAACTTGGGCCGGCAGCATTCACCCGGTCCAGGCACTGAAGGAGTATCGTCAGAAGATGGGCATCCCGGCGAAGCTGATTGTTGTGGGCATGGTCGCGAACCAGTTCACCATCGCGGACCCGGACGATGCGGGTATGCTCGACATTGTTGGCTTCGACACGTCCGCGCCGGCGGTCATGGCTGACTTCGTCCGCAACTAGAGCCTTCGGCTCTCTCGACGTAGTGTACTGGTCGCACGGCCCCCGAGTAGGGGTGAAGAGGGGTTCGACTCCCCGACCTTAGTGTAACGGTAGCACGCTATTCGCAAGATGAGGTTCGATTCCTCACGTCGAGTCCATCACTTAGCAGGAGAAGGTTCATGCAAAAGGATTTGACAGACATTGTCGTCGTTCTCGACCGAAGCGGCTCGATGTCCTCATGTCGGACGGACGCTGAAGGTGGACTCAACACCTTCATCGAGAAGCAAAAGGCCGAGCCCGGTAGGGCCGTCTTCACCCTGGTTCAATTCGACAACGTCTACGAGTTCGTGCATCGCGGCATCCCCATCGACCAGGTCCCCCGGTGCGTGCTGGAGCCGCGCGGCGGCACCGCACTGCTCGATGCCATTGGACAGGCCATCAACGAGACTGGCGAGCGACTCCGCAAGCTTCCTGAAGCCGAGCGTCCGGGCCTGGTCGTGTTCGTCATCATCACCGATGGTGGGGAGAACGCCAGCACCGAGTTCAGCAACGAACGCATTCGCTCGATGGTCGAGCACCAATCTCAAGTCTACAACTGGCAGTTCATGTTCCTCGGAGCCAACCAGGACGCTTTCGCCACGGCAGCTGGCTACGGCATTCACACCGCCGCGAACTACGCGGTTCACAACACCCGTAAGGCATTCGACGGCGCGAGTGGCAACCTGGGCCGCATGAGGAAGATGAGTTCCGAGTCGCTTCCCATTGCCTGCGGGTTCGACGCCGAAGAAGTTGAGGCCATGAAATGAACACCAAGCGTGTTCGCATTGCTGTCGTGATGAACGAACATGGCGTCTGGTCCTCAATGGGCTTCTCGGGCAAAGAAGGCCCGCGCTCTGACGAGGACCTGTCCAACATGGCCTTCGATTGTCACGACGAGGGTGGAACAATGGTGCTCCACTTTGTCGAGGCCGACATTCCCGTTCCGCTACCAACAACCATTCAAGGAGAAATCAGTGCCCCTAAAAGCTATCGGTAAGCGTCTCGTCGTGAAGCCCAGCGAGAACCGCGAGACCACGAGTCCGGGCGGCATCATCATGCCGACCTATCTGAATCCAAGCACTCGCAACGGCGTCGTCTTCGACCAAGGCAAGGCCGTCGAGAACATTCGCGTCAGCCAGACTGTCGTCTTCCCTGCTCATGCGGGATACGAGCATGGCGACTTTGTCATTCTCAACGAAGATGATGTCCTGGCCGTGGAGGAGAGCGGGTAGCCGCATGAGTCGAACGAACAAAGGAAGCAAAGGCCCCGGACATGAGTTCTGGGGCCGTCGCGTTTTCAAGGACATGACAAAGCCTGGTCGGGTCACCAAAAAGACCACCAGTCGTCGCGAAAGACGAAAGGCAAAAAATGCTCTTGCAAGCGAGCCGCCGGCTCGCTATGAGGGAGGCGAAAGGAGAGACACATGAGTCGTCTACAAGTCGCCTTGAGCCTGTTGGGTTTCTGGTTCGTCGCCCTGATTGTGGCAGTTTGGACCAAGCGAGCCGTGTTCGAGTATTTCGTTCCCGGTGCCGCTCTGGTCCTCGTGTTGTACCTTATGTTCTGGACAATTTGTTTCTTTCGCGAAGGAGAGAGTGATGAGTCGAGACAACGACAACGGAAACAGCAAGATGATTCTGCTGGTGGGCGCGGGGATTGCGGCGATAGTGCTGCTGATATTCAGCCTGATTGCGGTTCGCATCAAGACGGTTCGAGGGAATGAAGTCGGCGTCAAGGAAACCTGGAGCGAAGGCGTCGTCGCCGAGCCCCTGTTCCCGAGCACCTACGTTCTGTTCCCGGGCTGGTCGCAAACCATCTACACCTACGACATGGGCTCGCAGGTCTTCGAGATGAACGACCAGGCTCCAGCGCCGGACCCGAAAGCCAAGACGCCGCCGGCCGTGAAGCGAGAAGGCAGCTACCACGTTCAGAGTGCCGAAGGGCAGGACCTGGGCATCAGCCTCAACTTGCGATGGCGACTCGATTCGGCCAAGCTGGTCGAGTATCACAAGACCATCCGCACGGACCCAGAAGGCAAGCTGATTCGGCCGCTGGTGCAGCGCGTGGTCAAGGACGAAGCGACGATGCTGAAAGCCATCGACGCCTACTCCGGTGCCGGCCTGGTGAAGCTGCAAGCGGACATCCAGCGAGACCTGACCAATCCGAACGGCGAACTGGCCAAGCGCGGCATCATCGTCGAGAGCTTCGTCATCGAAGGCATCCGCCTGGACGACAAGTACATCGGCGAGATTCGGGCTCGGCAAGTCGCCACTCAGCAGAAGCTGCGGGCCGATGAAGAGACGAAGGCGGCTGAGGCCGGCGCTCTGAAGGCCAAGGCCGAGGCAGCTGCCGACTTCAACAAGCGAGTCGTTGAGGCCGAACGCGACCAACGTGTGGCCATCCTGAAGGCTGAGCAGGAAGCAAAGGCACAGGTCCTATCCGCTCAGGCCAGCGCCGAGAAAGTCGAGCTTGCCGCCAAAGCCGCGCAGAAGCAAGTTGTGCTTGCAGCCGAGGCGGACGCCCAGAAGGTCGAGCTTGAGGCCAAGGCGAGCAAGACACGGACCGTCCTCGCGGCCGAGGGCGAGAAGGACTCCGGCGTGTTGCGGGCTCAGGCCATCGAAGCCATCGGCAAGGCCGAGGCCGAGGCTACCAAGCTCAAGCTGAGTGCGTTCGCGGTGCCTGGCTCCGACAACTACACTCGCATCAAGGTGTCTGAGCAAATGGCAATCTCGTTCGGCAACATCAAGGGATACTTGCCGGCGGACATGAGCGTCCACGTCATCAGCGAGAACTTCCTTCGGAGTCTCGACGCGATGATGGGCGGACCGCAGAAGAAGTAACCGCGCCCTGCAAGGCAGGTGGGGTAGCTATCCGGCCAGCAGGTTGCAGCCTGCGAAAGCACACTTCCCTTGTTGGTTGAGCGACTGTATCGAACACCCCCACGCCAGTCGTTTTTTTTTGGAGACTCGCATGAAGCTCAAGGTCAAAGTTGGTCGCGTGCTTCAGTATGCTGCCAAGGCCAGGCCGGAGAATACCTTTGGCGAGCCGACTCATTGGGAAGTGCTGCTCTTTACCGAGCCACACATTGGCGACATCGTCCTTCACACAGAGACCACGCAGGGCACGCCGCAAGGCAAGGAGTTCGCGGCCTGGGCAGCAACTCTGAAGTGCAACGACGTGGTCGAACTTGACATGAACCTGACGCCTTCGTCTAACGGCTAGGACATGGGACTTTCAATCCCATAATGCGGGTTCGATTCCCGCAGGCGTTACTAGGGCATAGGTCGCGATGGGTGCATCCCCGATGCAGCGACCGACAAGCAAGCGGGGGTGGAACTCCCCTGGCGGCGAGAGCCGCATAGTGTAGGCTGGGAGAACCAGCACGCGAAGCGTGGCACAGCTTGCCCTATAAACACGCAGTCGTTGAGCATTGGCAGGCTCCCCTGGCTGTAAACCAGGCTCCTCCGGGACTTGTAGGTTCAACTCCTGCCGGCTGCACATGACAGACACCGAACTTGCAATTGTCGCGCAGCGTGTGAGGGAATGGTCCAACCCGCGTTGTTGGGCCTGGCGGGAAGGCTATCGTCTTCCAATGACGCAGGCTCTGGTTTGCCCCGAGTATGGGTGACCGAGCTTTCGCCTTGCTCAGTACCGAGGGGAACTGACTGAGGAGGGCCTGGTCCAGGCCATTCGTGAAATTTACAATCACTTTTGGAAAAGAACCGGCGAGCGGTATACCAAGACGCCACTCGCTGACTGTTGGAGAATGTTCCATGAGCTATCGGCCAGACAACCAGGCTCTTGAAGAACACATTGATAAGATGCTTGAAGGACTCCGAGGCTTTCGCGAGGCGGTTCACCAGCGCTTCCAGGAAACTGGCGGCGACCGATGGAGCGACGAGCATCTGCAAGAGATTGGCGACCTGGCTACTGAGCTTTCCGCATTCGAGTTTCGGCTGGCCAAGGTCAAGAGCGATACATGGTGAGCGGTGAGGCGGTTCACGCATGAGCAATAGAGCGTGGATGGCTGGTCCCGGCTGAAATGCTGGCCACAACAAGGTGTGGTTTAGTCCATAGTACGAACGGCACACAAGCCGCCGTTCACCATAAGGGCAGGTAGTGTAAGATGGTTCGCGCACAGCGCGATGGATAGAGCCGCAAAGCCCGATGCCTAGTGCTGAAGAGTTGGTTCGACTCCAACCCTGCCCGCTGTGCCGCAAGGCACCGCCCACGTTGTCAACCGGGCTTCATCAGTTCGGCGGCGAGGAAGTCGTACTCCTCCGTGGGCACCAGGGCTGGTAGCTCAACTGGTCAGAGCAGCGGCCTGATACGCCGCAGGTTGGTGGTTCGAGTCCATCCCAGCCCACTCCGGGTCGGTAGCTCAGTGGCAGAGCAGGTGTCTGTTAAACACCGGGTCGATGGTTCGATTCCATCCCTTCCCTCTTTTGAAGTAAGCTCCATGTCCGATACGCAAGGCGTCGGTCACGACAGAGTGTGAGGCCCAGCCCCACTACCACGTCGTATGGGCAGTTAGCGAAGTCTTGCCAGGGCAACGTAGCCCGGTGAAAGCCAGTTGCAAATGGCACACGTGACGTAGGGACCAGAGGTCCTGGAGACAATGGAGTGTGACGGGCGCACGCAGGGAGACCCGGTAGACTGGTTCGATTCCAGCATTTGTCTTTTGCCGCTTTCGTCTAGCAGTCAGAGCGGATTCCACTCGATGTGGCTCTACCTTGCAAGGCGCTCTATGCAGTCGTGGCCACGACTGTAGTCAGGACATCCGGCAGTCTCCGGAAGACGTTGGTGCAACTCCAACAGGCGGCGTTCTTTTTTTAGGAGCATGAGCCCATGTTGCTCGGACCGATGGAAATGCTGTGGTGGTTGATTGTCGGACACTTCGTCGCCGACTATACGTTCCAGCCAGACTTCGTTGCGAAGTTCAAGGCTCGGGCAAACAGTCTGGAGGCGGTGCCGTGGTACTACGTCCTCACTTCGCACGTTGCGACCCATGCGGCCGTAGTCGGTATCATCACTGGCAGCGCCTGGATTGCCCTGGCGGAAGCTGTGATTCATTTTGCTCTCGACTTTGCCAAGTGCGAGAATTTGACTAACATCCATGTAGACCAGGCCGGCCACATCCTGTGCAAGGTCCTGTGGGTAATGGTGCTGTATGGCCTGTGAGAAATGCAAAACGTGGGGGCGCACAGTGAGCAGGGAAGAGTGCTTCATGGCCATCCCATGTAGCGACTGCAAGCGTCTGACCTACCCCAACCTTGGTGTAAACTGTCCTGCCGGTGCCGCCGTCGCCTTTGGTGCGAGTCGGCACTTGCAACTACTAAGCGCCCGTGGTGTTCAACGGTCTCAGCATGTCGGTCTTCCAAACCGAAGGTGAGGATTCAACTTCCTCCGGGTGCTCTTATGGCGAACTTCCTCATTGGCCTTTTGACCGGCGTCATTGTTCACCACCTGATTGCAAGGTGGATGAAGGAACCTTCTCCTGCTCAGCAGCGAGACCCAGCAGACTGGTGGAAGCCAGACGATTATGACCCAAGAGAGTGACATCGCCAACCATTCATGACAAAACGAAGAGAACGAACGCTCTACTTCAAAGAGCATTACGCGAGCAATAAGGAACGTAAGATAGCCCAGGTCTGCGCTCGCCGCGATGGGTTGCGAGAGAAAGTTCGAGAGTATCGTCGAACACATCCTTGTGTTGTATGCGGCGAAAGCCATGAGGCGTGTATCGACTTTCATCATCGCGACCCAGCGACAAAGATTGCTGAAGTCAGCGACTTAGCAACAGACGGAAGACCTTGGTCGGTCATCCTGGCCGAGATTGGTAAATGCGACACGTTATGTGCGAACTGCCATCGCAAGAAACATTGGGAAGAACGACAGTAGTCGGTGTAATATCAGTCATGAGCAAGCTATCTCTGCCACTCCCGCGCCTGCACCAACGCCCTGCGACAATCAAGGACAAGTGAGAGGTACGCGCGTAACTGCATACAAAGCGGCCCCTCAAAGGCCGCTTTTTTTATTGGAGGTATCGTCCAATGGCAGGACCCATCGCTCTGAACGATGAGAAGCCTGGTTCGATTCCGGCTGCCTCTGCTGAGCAAGTGATGTGTTTCATAAACGGCAAGAGCTTCCGCTGTGAATGCGGATGCAATGTGTTCACCAAGGTTGGCGACTTGAAGTATCGTTGCAACGCATGTGAGGCTCGGTACACTGGAGAAAAGTAATCACTCCGGGCTCGTTCAACGGCAGGACGCGAGGCTTTGAACCTCGCTATCAGTGTTCGACTCACTGGCCCGGTGCTTTGTGAAAGACGGTGATGCGTGACTCACAAGTTTGCTCTTCGTCAAGAAGTTGATGTGCTGCCTCATCCAGGTTTTACTGGCACGATTGTGCTCATTGACCTGTATGGCAATGATGGCAAACCGCGTTACCTACTTGACTGTCACCCGGGAGCGTTGAGTCACTACGTCTGGTACATCCATCCGGACGGATATGGTGCTGAGAAAGTGCTGGCGGCGAACTGGTTCAATGAAGACCAGCTTGGATGACAAACGGAGAATGTTGAAACGGTATCATCGGTGCCTTGGAAGCATCGGTCGGTGGTTCAACTCCACCTTCTCCGAATATGCCCTTGCAAAAGGGCAGGACCTGGCTATAAGCCTGGTGTGACAAGGGATTGGACCAGCCAGGAGTGGTCGCGACCCTCGGACGGTCGAGAACGCAGGTTCAAATCCTGCATCCCTTACTTTGGCGTGGTGGGCAGACGGAGACCCACCCTGGACCGCATATCCAGGGCCGCTCGCTGCTGTGCGGAGTGCAAGCGGCTCGCCAAATTGTGATAGGAGGACAGGTATGAAGGCTCTGGTGACTGGTGGGGCGGGCTTCATTGGTAGCCATTTGGTGGACGCGCTTCTCGACCGAGGCGACCAGGTTGTCATCCTGGACGACCTCTCGACGGGTAAGTTCGACAATGTGAATGGCAAGGCAGAGTTCCACCTGGGCTGTGTCACTGATTGGGTCTGGCCTTCGACCGGCTTTGTGCCAGATGTAATCTTTCACCTGGCCGCGCAACCACGCATCCAGATGTCTTTCACGGACCCCTGGGGCACACTCTTCGTCAACAACAACGGCACGCTCAACGTGCTGGAGATGGCCAGGGGATGGGGAGCCCGAGTCGTATATGCGGGGTCGTCAACCTTCTACCACGACATCTATGCGAACCCCTATGCGTTCGCGAAGTGGCAGGGTGAAGAACTCTGTCGGCTGTACTCGAAGGTGTTCGGCGTCAGCACCACGATTGCTCGCTTCTTCAATGTCTATGGCAAGCGCCAGATTGAAGCTGGAGCCTACAGCACAGTCATCGGCGTCTTTGAAAAACAGATGCGTGAGAGCAAGTCACTGACGGTGACCGGCAATGGCCAGCAGCGTCGAGACTTTACCCACGTGAGTGACATTGTTCGTGGCTTGATTGCCATGAGCGAACAGCGCGGCAGCGGTCAAGTATACAACCTTGGCACCGGTGTGAACTATTCCATTCTGGAAGTCGCACAGATGTTTGGCGGACCAATCGAGTTCATTCCTCGCCGGCCTGGTGAGGCATGGGAAACACTCGCTGACTTTTCAATGGCGACAAACGACTTCGGTTGGACGCCAGTGCGAAGTCTGAAAGACTACATTGCCGATTGGCTGAAGTAATGGGCTCGCATGTTCCAAGGGGGCGACTGAGCTTTGCAAGCCTGGTGTGAAGGGTTCGATTCCCTTCGAGTCCACTGTGAAAGGAACCGGATGAAAGATGAAGACATTGAAGACCTCTACATTGATTTGGGAGGCGAAGCGTGATTGAGTTTCTTTGGACCTTTTGGTGCATGTGGCGTCATCGTGCGCATTGGCGTGTGATGCACGTTGCTCGACAGTTCACCGACGACGGCAAGCCGCTCGTCGAACATTGGTGCGTGAAGTGCCGGGCATTCCGGCACACATTCATAGGGGGCGAAACAGATTCGACTGAGTGACATAGGTTACTCGCAGCTATCCGTGGTTTGTCGAGCGGCCACGTAAATACTCGACAGCAATGTCAACCGACAAAGCTCCTCAGTTTGCAATGGCGGCTTAGCCGCCTGGCCTTCGGGAAGGCGTCAGGACTAAGTACCCGAAGGTTATGGCCACGATGTTCTGTGCGAGCCTGCTGCCTCTGTAAGCAGGAAGTAAGTATGAGGCTGGCCGACCGACAGTTCTTGCCGGATTGTTAGGCGGAAGGCGACACGATTCAAACAGCCGGCTATGATAGTAGACGCGATTTCTGACGGCACTCAACACTCCGGGGCAGTACCGGACGCCTCCACTGATAACTATGAGACATACGAAAGAGAGACTTCAAAGCGCGGCAGATGAGGCGTTTTCGGTTGCTCAGGTATTGCGTAATCTTGGCTTGAGGCAAAATGGCGGCAACCATTCGCACATCTCTAGGAGACTAAAATACTTCGGCATTGATACGTCGCATTTTAGTGGCCAGGGCCACAATAAGGGTCGCATCAGTAATCAGCGTGTGCCTTGGCGTAAGCTTCTAGTGAAACGAAAGACTGGCCACAGAGAGAAATCATACAGACTGCGACGAGCGCTATTGGAGAGTGGCCGACTTTACGAATGTGAACTATGTGGACTTGGTCACCTATGGCAAGAGAGAGCGCTGACATTGGAGATAGACCATAGAGATGGAAACTGGCTAGATGACTCGCCAAGTAACATTCGTTTTCTGTGCCCAAATTGTCATAGCCAACAAGAACGGGCTCGTGAAGGGAATCAGCATACCTCACACGCTTAGAACGTGTGGTTTGTAGGTGCAAATCCTACCGGGCCTATTATGAATGACCTCATCGACCTGATTGTTCTTGGCTGGCTCTTGTTTATCTTGATGTGTCCGGTCATCCTGGTGTTCCAGTTGTTTTGGTTGATTGCTGTTCTGAAAAGCATTCATACGACGCTCGCGATTGGCAACCGCAGAATGCTTCGGCTCTATGACTTCACCGCTGATGACACGTCTTTGAAGTTCGACGCAGGCAGTCCGATAACCGACCAGGACATTGACGACTACATAGACTCTTTGCCCAAGTACGATGATAACCGTGTGACCGTAGCCTCAATGGTAGAGCGCCGGACTGTGAATCCGGAGTGTGTCGGTTCGACCCCGACCGGTCACCCCAATTTTTAGGAGAGCGACATGAACCGTCTCTTGACTGTGCCTTTCTTCCTGCTGATTGGTCCGTTGCTGTTGGCAGCCTACATCATCAACTTCATTGGTTGGCATGTGTGGCACAACGAGGACACGTTCATCAAGTACGGCGACTGGTCCTTCGCACAATGGGAGCCGCCGGTCGTGCCAGAACCAGTTGAAGAAAAAGAGAAGACATGATTACCATCATCGCAGGCGCTGTGGACATTCAGATTCCCGGCATCGGCCGGGTGTGGTGTCCGCCGGCTTACATGGCCGGCTTCGTCGGTCGCCCGGTCGTCAAGACTCCGGCGACAATTGATAGGCCATACTGGACGCAAGGTGTGAAGTGCAAGCACCAGCAGTGTGGGCCGGAACTGAGCAACGATGAGATTGAGGAAAACGTCAAACCAGAACTTATCGCAGTGTCGGCATTGTGCCAAGCGCTGCAAGCGTCCCGAGAGTATTTATTGCAGCAACCAATGCCAAGTTCGCCCCTGAAGCATTGATGGCGATGTCCCGGTCCTGTAAACCGGATAGCTGAGTTCGAGCCTCAGCGGGGGCTCATGTCCTTGTAGTGTAACGGAGAACATGCGACACTACGAATGTCGCGATGCGGGTTCGATTCCTGCCGGGGACACTGCTTCCGAGGGTATGATAAGAGATGAACACATTCGCTACCGTCTTCTTGTAAGGGCTTTAGCCTTTACAAGGAGATTCGATGAGACACAAATGGAACTACCATTGGTTGCGCAACCCGCGAACCACTCAGGAGCGTCGTCGCAACTCGCGACCCGAGGAGTACCAGTTCACACGAGGAAAGAGACGCCGTCTTCCCACGATTTACGATGACATCACGCTACCATACTTTCCTAACCACGAAAGTTGGAAGCGGCTTCGCCCCAAACAATACAGAGAGAGGGAAGTATGAATGCCATCGACCATGTCTCCCAGGCGACCGAGGGGCTCAAGCCCTTCCCCGACCGCCTGCATGTTGTTACCGTCATCGTCAACCCACGCCGCTACTGGACGCGATACGAATTGTATCGAGGCTTCAAGAAGCACATGCGTGACTCCGGCGTCGAACTGTACACGTGCGAAATCCAGAACGGTGGTCGATGCTTTGAAATCACCGACCCGAACAATTCTCACGACATTCAGCTTCGTACCGACCATGTTCTCTGGCACAAAGAGAACGGGCTGAATCTTCTCATCAATCGCCTGCCGCTCGACGCCAAGTACATTGCTTGGATTGATGCCGACATCACCTTCGTCAACCCGCGCTGGGCTCAAGACACACTTCACGCGCTCCAGCACTACGACCTGGTCCAGCCCTGGAGCCATGCTCAGGACTTGACGCACAACTACGAACTCCTCGGCGGCGGCACTTGCCGCGTGCAAGAGTCCATGTGCTACCACTTGGTCAACGGGGCCGGCTGGGACAAGAAGTTCGACGTGGCCGACTTGGAGTATTACAACCAGGCCGTAGGGCATCCAGGTTACGCCTGGGCCGCGCGTCGGTCCGCGCTCGACAAGCTCGGCGGACTATTTGACCAAAGCATCTGCGGAGCCAATGACCGCCATATGGCCTTCGGGCTCTTTGGCAAGATTCGCAATTCGGTTCACCCGAAGATGTCGCCGGCATTTTTGCAAGCCCTGGACATCTGGGAGAATCGAGCCCTCAAGCTGAAGTACAACGTCGGCTACGTCCCGGGCCTCATCCTTCACCACTGGCACGGCAACAAGAAGAATCGTCGCTACGTGGACCGCTGGCAAATCCTCGTCCAGAATGAGTACGACCCATACACAGACATCTATCGTGACACCCAGGGCCTCTATCAGTTGACTGAGCAAAAGCCACGGCTCCGTGACGACCTTCGTCAATACTTCGCTCAGCGCAACGAAGACGCTCTTTTCGAGCCCGTCTAATGATGCGCTCGCAGTGCGGCCGACCAGCTGTGTCGTTCCCGCGCTATGGCAAGAAGCGGAGCCGCAAGGCCAGAGCGCGTCAGCCATACTCCATCCCTGGTCATGACCTGTGTCAGAAGTGCTGGCGGGCCTGGGGTGACAGATTGAGGGTGTCACATGACGAAGGCCAAAGCACAGACACGCCATGCGAAACGCCGGGCAATGGAACGGTACGGGATAACGATGAATACGGAGTCCCTGGTCCGTCAGATACAGACCGGCCAGGATGCAATCTTCGTCTGGAAACAAAGCCGCCGAGTGAGCCATTGGGATGTGGTTTACAAGGGCGAGATGCTCAGGGTGGTTTACGACAAGGAACGGCAGACCGTAATAACGGTACTGCCGAAGGAGGCCAGGGATGAGCCGCATTTGGTTTACGAGTGATACGCATTTCAGTCACAAGAACATTGTGCTCGCCTGCTCGGACTGGCCGAACAAAGCCACGGCCTGCCGCGACTTCCCATCGGTTGCAGACCACGACGCCTACTTGATTGAACAAATCAACAAGCGTGTGCGTGCGTGCGACACCCTCTACCACCTGGGAGATTTTGGTCTCGGCTTCGCCTGGCGTGAACGATTCAAAGAGGTCCGGGCCGCGATAGCGTGTGAGAGCGTCTATCTCATTCTCGGTAATCACGACCACATCTTCTCCATGAAGAACAAGGACGCGGCCGAGTATCGCGCCTTGTTCAAAGATGTTCGCGAACTGAGCTATAAGAAGCTCAGCAACCGGTTGTTCGTGATGTGCCACTACTCCATGAGGACCTGGCCCTGGCAGAACCAAAACAGCATCATGCTCTATGGCCATAGTCACGGACACCTGGCCGACAATTTGGATGCGCTGTCGATGGACATTGGCGTGGACACGAACCTATTCGGCCACGAGCGGTACACTCCATACTCTCTCGACGAGGTCGTCCACATCATGGACACAAAGAAAAAGTTCGTCCCTGTTGACCACCACAAACCTGAAACGGAAGGATGAGCTATGCCGAAGATGACGTTCGAGCAAGTGTGCAAGGTTGTCCGCCACGAACAAGAGTTCGCCAAGCAGTTCGATTGCGGCGTCTCGCACGCGCCAGACGCCCTGGCCGACAAGGATAAGCCGTTGGAATTGTGGCTGCTGTGGATGGAGCAATACATCGCCGACGCTCGCCGCGCGATGACCTCCGGCTTCAACAGGCCATTGGCTCTTGACCGGCTGCGATGCGTGCTCAGCATCGGCATGAACGCAGCTATGTATCATGGCATCCCGGAGCGAATGCGATGAGCTACTGCTACTGCGCCAACTGCAAACACATTCACGGCAACTGCCACTTTCCCTGGTGGTTGAATCGCTGCAACAAATGCGGCGAGTTTCCGCACTTGCTGTTTCCGCCCAAGCGCGAAGTGCCGGCGAAGTATGTTCGCGATAGTCGATGGGACGTGCTGGCGCACGCCGTTCACCAACTCGAAGAACTGTATGGCCAGCCGTTGTCGTCCAAGCAGGTCGCGCAGATGAGTTCGCAGTTCGTCGCGCTGGGAATGCGGATGACCACGAAAAACGGGCGTCCCAAGCCGGACCTGTCGCAGATAAGCATTGAAGGCACCCACCTGGTTTTCGCCATCGAGCCCAATCACGACTTCAAGGTCTGTTGGTCCGGCCAACTCAGTGAGTTTTTGGCACCAGAACCGGAGCCTGTGGCCAAGGGCTGCACGTGCGACATCAACACCTTGATGGCAAAGGGCTGCCAATGCGGACAGTTCAAACGTGAGCAGAAGGGGAAGGATGATGAGTCGTCCGTGAGCGTATCCAGTTCATGCTCACAATCGTCGTCGCACTCTGAGTGTGGGTGGGGTGCCATCATGGACAACATCGAGATACTCAAGTACGAGTTCCTGTAGAACAAAGGCCCATGAACAGTCTCGGCTGGGTTCGAGTCCCCTTGCCAGGTGGAGCGAGACTGCGAAGCGTCCGTAGAACTACGAACGTGGTAGGATAAGCGGACGCGACTGACGGCAGCGTACCGGCGGTCTGGGCCCTCAATTTTGGCTCGGTAGGCAACGGCAGACCACACCCCCTGAGACGGGGTGATGCTGTGGGTTCAAATCCCACCTGAGCCATTCGTTTGGGGTAAGGCATGATGGTGGAGTGGCCTATTCTGACACTGCTGATAGGGGTTGTCCCCTTGCTCACGGCAGCTATCTACTCCATGTTCGCACGAAGGGTCGGCAAAATGAAAATCGAGGCCGTGGTGGTCTGCGTGAACTATTCCGACTTCCTGGCGTGGACACTTCCTGCTAATCGCTGTCAATTCGATAGGCTCGTAGTTGTCACGACGCCCAAAGACATTCGCACTCAGGAGCTATGCAGCTACTGGCACGTAAAGTGCGTAGTAACGGATGCCTGTTACAAAGAAGGTGCCGACTTCAACAAGGGCGCGATGATAAACGAAGGGCTCAAGGCCCTGGACGGCGACGGTTGGGTTGTCCATATGGACGCAGACATCTGGTTGCCGCCGCGCTTTCGCGAACTCATCAACGACCTGGTCCTCGACCAAGATGGTCTGTACACCATCGACCGCCTGATGTGCTCTGATTTTTTGGAGTGGCTCAAGTTCCTGTATGCGCCGCCGGCGCAGTATGAAAACGAAATCTTCGTCCACCTTCGTCCGTTCCCCGTAGGCGTTCGCATCGCCAACAAAGAAGCCTTCTATGGCGGCTGGATGCCCATAGGATTCTTCCAGATGTGGAACCAGGGGAAAAAGCAGATGTCGTATCCCGAGAAGCACACGGACGCTGCGCGTTCTGACGTGCTGTTCACGCTACAGTTTGACCGCTCCCACCGACACATGCTGGCTGAAATCGTGTGTGTGCATCTGGAGACAAAGATGCCGGCCGTGGCCGATGAGATGGGAGCCAACTGGTCGGGACGCAAGACGCCGCCGTTCGGCGTCGAAGTGCTTGGCAAAGAATTCTTCAGTCCTTCACCACCAAAGCCGGGGTCGTATCTACCGTAGGACGCTCCGGTGTATCTACCTGTTAGGAGAATGTGATGTTCAACCGATTCCTCAACGTGTTCTTTTTGCTACTCTTGGCCTTCGCGGGCGGCGCAATGGCCCACAAGCATTGCCCTTACGTGCAGCAAGCAGTCGGCACCCAGGCTCCCTGTTGCGTGTCCTCGGGCTGTTGCCCATGTCCATGCGGCTGTGCCGAAACCGGCGTGTGCGATTGCAAGACGCGGTGTCACAAGCGATAGGCATTCGATGACGAACCCGAACCTGACCCGCGTATCATGCGCGGGTTTTTTTCTTGGAGGATGATATGGGACTCATCATTGCAGGGACTGGACATCGCCCGCCGCGACTTGGGCTTGGCTACGATATAACGAGTCGTGATATTTTATGCGACTTCGTCATAAGCCATCTGAAGCGGCTGTCGCCGACCGTGGTCATCTCTGGGTTCGCCCAGGGGTGGGACCAGGCACTCGCGCAAGCTGCGCTTGCGCTCGGGGTTGAGTTGTGGGCGGCGATTCCGTTCAAGGGGCAAGAGAGCAAGTGGCCATCAAGTGCGCAACTTGATTACGCTACGCTACTGAAACGAGCGAAGCGAGTTGAAGTTGTGAGCGAAGGCGGCTATGCCGCTGCGAAATTCATTGCTCGCGACCGCTGGATGGTTGACAACGCTGACCAGGTGTTGGCCTTGTGCGACGACACTGGCGAGCGGAGCGGCACCAAGCAAACGATTGACTATGCCGTCTCAGTTGGCAAACCTGTGACCAACCTATGGAATGAATGGCGTGAATCACGAATATCAAGTGTGGGCAAACCCACCAAATAATACGGGACAGGTTTTCCTGGCAGCATTTACCATCAACAGATGGCAATGGGCTATGAAACTTGTTGCCTATTTGGAAGACCGGGAACACACTCGTATTGAACTACGCCTCTGTGAAGTGACATCGAAGGGAAGAAACAATGGATGCGATTAGCCCAACCGGAGTGTTCCTCAGCGCCTTCGCTGTTTCTGCTTTGGCTGGTCTAGCGGCGCTGTTGCGGTCTACCAACAAACTCACCGTGCTCGCTGTCATCAGCGCCATTCTCAACAGCGGCCTGATGGGGCTTGGCATCAGCTTGCTGTGGTATACGAAATTCCAAGACAACATTTATTTCTTGATTGGCATCTGTGTTCTCGCTGGTCTCGGCGGCATGACCACTGTGGACTTCGTTCTAACCGCCATCCGCAAAGGGGGGTTCTCTATCAAAGTCGGCAACGACGGCAAGAGTGTTGAACTCCCAGACAACACGGAGAAGAAAAATGAGCCGTAAAGACTTTTTCGCTGCCCTGAAGACTCACGCGGCTTCGCATCCAGGAATGCTTGGTGTCGTTGGTCGCATCTTCTGCTATACCATTGGCGTTGCTGTGTCTATGTTCGTGTCAGACATGGTGTTCAATGACGGCTACACAATGACGCTCAGCATCTTCATTCTGTTCGCCGTCATGTTCGAGCTTCTCTGGAACACGCCTGCCACGGTGCAGTATGAAAAGTCCATCAAGCAACACTGCCTCTCCTGCACACACTGCGCCGGTAGCCCACAACGAATTTTGGAATGCCAGCGCGTTGAGTGTCCGTTCCATTCCCATCGTCCCTTCCAGTTCATGCCGGCGGTGCGATGGCGTCTCCTTTGCTACATCCTTTGTGTTGTCGGTATCAGCGTCGTGGGTTTCTTTCTCGCAAGAGAGTCCAACGCGGTTCGCAATGACCAACAGCAGCAGCGACCCGCCGCTATCGAAAGGCAAAAATAACATGACTATCATCGAGCTTATGCCTATCAGTTTTTGTGTCGGCGTCGTGATTCGCGCAGCGTGGCTGGGCATCTATCACGAACTCAAGCAGGCACAGACCGAAATGTAAAAGAATCTGACCCAACAGGAGGATAGCATGGCAAGCGCCGTCAAGCGGCTCTTGAACCAGGGAAAAATCACACCGCCATACTGGTTAGAGTCCAACCTTCATCTCGAAGTCATCATGGGCAGCCGAGCCTACGGCTGCAACGACCCAGAAAAATCCGATTACGACATTCGCGGCGTCTTCACCCCGCCCAAGGTGATGGCGTTCCCAGCCACAGACGGCCTCGTCGTTGGCTACGACCAGATTCCCGAGTGCGGCCACTGGAACGAGAGCCACATCAAGGACCAGGACGGCAAGCGCGAGTACGATTTCGACATTCACAACATCACCAAGTTTCTCTATCTTGCCGAGGCCAACAATCCTAATCAGATTGATTTGCTATTCGCGCACGAATCTCAAATCAAGCATTGCACGCAAGTGGGCCGAATGCTATTAGACAGTCGAAGGCTGTTTTTGAGCAAGCTGTGTTGGAAACGCTTTCGCGGTTACGCAAGTGACCAGTTCCACAAGCTCAAGGAAAAACAACCCGAGGGCAAACGCAAGGAACTGGTGGAGACGTTCGGGTACGATGTGAAATTTGCGTATCACTGTTTACGGCTGCTCCGCGAATGCGAAATGATTCTCACCGAGGGCGACCTTGACCTCTATCGAGGGAACGAAGAGTACAAGGCCATCCGCAAGGGTGAGTGGCCGCTTGAAGTGCTGGAGCGAGAGTTCTATGCACGTCGAGAAGGCATCGAGAAAGTCTACCACCAGTCAGCGTTGCCAGAGAAACCGGACCACAGCAAGGTCCGCGAGCTTCTGCTACAGTGCCTTGAGCACCACTACGGAAGCCTGAGCCGGGTCGTTATGCGGCCGGATGCTGCATACGTGGCACTGCGGGACATTGATGCGGTGCTCATGGGGACCCGACATTTGTTTGACTCTCCTCAGCGTGAACCTATCGTTGAGGATGTGGAGGTACGTCAGTCATGATTGAGAAACTGCAAGCCCCAATTTACACGTGGGAACTCAACGGGCACAGCCGGCGATTCGCGCAGGTCGTCACGACCTACGCCATCGCGAAGGAACTGTACCAGGCCCGCCGCTACAACGCCCTGACCGGCAAGGGCGAACAACGGCAGAACATGGAGCCGCACGCCCGTAAGCTCGCCGTGGCCATGTGGGACGGCGTTTACACGCCGACGCCCATCTCGGTCGGCCTCTCGAAGAAGCATCGCGAGTCGCTCGTCTTCTCCAAGGACAACAGGAGCTTCACGCTCGAAGTGAACAGCGAGGACCCGTTGCCGTTGACGGACGGCGACCATCGCTTGGCCGGCATCCACAAGCTCTACAAGGAGGCCAAAGAGAACCTCAAGAGGTCCAAGACGGACGAGGACAAGAAGAAGTACGACGCGGCGGTCAAGGCCATCGAAAGCCTTCCCATCAGCGCGACTCTTCACATCGACGGCGACACCCAATGGGACTTCGTCAATCTCCAACAGGGGCGTCCGGTTGACCGAGCCCACATGCTGAGTCTGAACATTCAGCAGAAGAGATACGATGACCCGAGCTACAAGCTCGCGTTCGAGACCGCGAAGACGCTGGCCAAGGACGAAGAGTCCCCCTACTTCGGGCAGATTCGTTTCGATTCGCGCGGTATCGCTCCGCTTCCGCTGAGCACGCTGGTTGCCAAGGGCAGTAGCGACATCGGCACGTCGCTCCTCGGCCTGGCCCGGGTCGGCGAGACGCTCAAGGCAGAGGACCTGGCGTCGGCCATCACCACCGTCTACAAGGCCCTGAAGAAATCCGCGCCGGCGGTACTTGAATCGGGCAAACCGCTGACTACCATCGCCAATGGGGGGACCAAGGGTTCCGCCACGATGCTCATCGGCGTGGCCACGTGCTACGTCTTCGCCGGCCGTCCGAAGGACCTGACGCCGCTCATCGAAGCCGCCCAGGAACTCAACGAGGACCTGGCCGGGAACTTCTCCGGGCCGACCAAGCGCGCCTACCTGCGGAAGTTCGCGCAGGCGTACTTCAAGAAGAAAGACAACCTTCACGAAGGCATCCCGACAGAACTCGTCGAGAAGCTGTCCGCGTCCACCTTCGCTATCACCAGACTTCCCCAGGCTTCTGCCGACGACACGGAGGAGCCGGAGCAGCCGGAGTCTCAAGAACCTGCCGCCTCCCTTCAGGAGCCCGCTCAGGCAGGCCAACCGGCTGACGAACCAGAGGTTACGACCGAGGCGCTGGATGAGGCCGTCCGTGGCCAGCAAGCCAACCCGGTCGTTGTTGATGAAGCTGCCGCGCCAGAGGCCGTCATGACGACTTCCACTGGCGACCCCTGGGAGAAGGAAATTCAGGGCTAAGTTTTCGCAAAACTTTCGGCATAAGTTGACGAGTTGGCCGGCGCAAGTGCTCATCTTTCACCTACTTGTGTCGGCCACTCGTATTTTTCAAGGACTCGCAGTATGGAAGTGAATCTCTCAGCGCCTGTCAACCAGCTTGGATACGGCATCGTAGGTCTCAACGTGCTGGCCGGGCTCCGACGCCAGGGGCACAGCCCGGCGCTATGGGTTCTGGGGCTCCCAGAGGTCCCTGAGCAGCACCGGGACCTGGTCAACGAGGCAATCGCCAGGACCAGCACCTTCGACCGCCTGGCCCCTTCCCTGCGCATTTGGCACCAGTTCGATTTGGCCCAGCACGTGGGCAAAGGATTGCACGCCGCCCTCCCCATCTTCGAGCTTGACCGCTTTCGTCCCGTCGAGCTTCACCACCTGAAACAACAGGACCTGGTCATCGTCGCGTCCGCCTGGGCCGCTGACATCCTCAAAGCCAACGGAATCGACAACATCTCCATCGCGCCCTTTGGCGTGGACCACGACATCTTTTTTCCACGTGACGTTGATACCGCCCCGGAACAACCTACCATCTTCTTGAATGTTGGTAAGTGGGAGCTTCGCAAGGGTCACGACCTGATTGTCAAAGCCTTCAACAAGGCATTCGCGCCCAGCGACAATGTCAAGCTGGTCATGCTCTGCTACAACCCATGCTTCGCGGACCCCGAAAAACTTCGTCGCTACAACGAGCAGTGGGCGAATCTCTATCGCCGCTCCGCTCTGGCCGAGAAGATTCAGGTCGCTGAAAGCCGGCTGCCCACGCAAGAACACGTGGCTGAAATCATGGCTGCCGCTGACTGCGGCGTCTTCCCGACCCGGGCCGAGGGCTGGAACCTTGAACTTGGCGAGATGCTCGCGATGGGCAAGACCTGCATCGCCAGCAACTGTTCCGCGCACACGCAGTTCGTGCGAGATTACAACTGCAAGCTCATCGAGACCACCACGCTCGAAGACGCCTATGACGGCGTCTGGTTCTTCGGTCAGGGCAAATGGTACGAGATGGGCGACGACCAACTGGAGCAGTTGGTTGTTCATATGCGTGACGTTCACGCACAGAAACAGGCTGGCAAGAGTATGCGCAACCAGGCCGGCATCGACATGATGAAGGAATTTACCTGGGACCATACGGTCCAGACATTGTCCTCGGCACTCCAGAGGAAGCCATGATTATTCGAGAGATGGTTGTTGACGACCTCTATCGTGGCTACCTGCAATGCCTGGAGCCGCTCGCTGAGACCAAGCTTCTGATACCCGAAGCCATTCAAATCTTTCAGCGCATCAAGGCTTCGCCCAATATCAGGATTTTTGTGGCCATCGCCGAAGTCAATTGGACTACCACCGAATGCGTCGGCACCGTGACTGTCATCGCGGAGCAGAAGTTCATCCACAAAGGAGGACTGGTAGGCCACATCGAAGATGTGTCGGTCCGCAAAGACTGGCACGGCAAACGCGTCGGCAAACAATTGGTACATCACGCACTCGACTATTGCAAATCTCTCGGCTGTTACAAGGTCATCCTCGATTGCCGAGAAGAACTTGTCTCCTACTACAACTCATTTGGTTTCAAAAAATACGAGTCGGGGATGAGACTGGACCTGGCGTGCGAAACTTCCGAGAGAGCCTGAGCAGTGGCAAATTCGGTGAGGTCGCCCTGGCAAAATGTCTCCGTCGAGCAGGTTTCCTCTGCGTGCCACACGATGGCATCGAGTATGACCTTCACTGCAAACTTGACGACTTGGACTTCACGGCCGAAGCGAAGTTTGACCAGATGGAAGCCAAAACTGGCAACATCGCGGTCGAGTATTACAACACGAAACAATGCAAGCCCAGCGGCATCATGGCAACTACCGCCGACTTGTGGTGCGTAGTTCTTCAGGACCCGGTCACTATCTGGATTTGCCAGGTGCCGGACCTGCGCGAGTTCCTCCAGCGGAACAAACCATATCGTGAAGTGGTCAACGCTGGCGACGACAACGCCGCGCTCAAGCTCTATTGCCGCGACATCATTTTGCCTGCGGTCTTCACGATGGTTGACGAGCTTCATCCGGCAGAATTGACAGACACCATCCGAGGCATGTTGCCATGTTTGACATCGAAGTAGCCGTCGTCCTTCTGTCGATTGACCTGTCGGGCGAGAAGATTCCGCACTACATGATGGTCTACGCAAATGGTCAATGGCAACTGCCTACGACGTTCATGGAAGCGAGCGAGTCGAGTTTCGATGCGGCTGCTCGCCTCGTAGAAACCCTCATCGAACACAAGGTCAGACGCGGCAACGCCGGCTGGGTGGAACTGAGCCAGTGCGGGCTGTACGACAAACCAGAACGACTCTTCGAGGGCGAGCGGCAAATAACCGTGTCCTATGGCGGCATGATTCCCAAAGGGCTCATCAAGCTCCGGCCGCAACCGGTTCACCAGTTGTCCTGGTTGTCTGCTCAGGACCTGCTGAAGGCTGAGCAGGAGAGGAAGATGTTCATGGACCATCTACAAATCATCGCGGGAGTGGGGCGGCAACTATGAATTGGAAGTTCTGGCAGCGTAAGCCCGTTGAAGAACCGGTGTCTCCTTTTCCGGACGTGCCCGTCTTTACCATCGAAGGTTTGATGGACGGCAACTGTTTCATCAAGTGCGAGTGGCCGAAGCCGGTCAGCCCGCAGCACGCCGTCATCATCGCCAGGGAACTGGCCAACCTCATGTACATGGCCAGCACCGGCGAACTCCTCAGCACGATGTTTCAAGCAGTCGCGGTCAATGGTAACCAAGTGGAAATGGACGGCATTGCCAACAACGCCATCGACATGACTCAAAAAGCGATGACGGCTCTGGCCAAAGCGGACCGCGACAGCGAGTTGGTGGTGACTCCAGAAGATGCTTTCAAGGTGCCATGATACAAGTCAAAATCATCGCTGACAGCGTGAATGTGAACGGCAACCGTATCACAACATTCGTGCTCACCTATCCACGCTTCATCCATTCCGAGTTCATGACGCACCGCGTCATCTCCAGGAACGCAGCTTCCAGCCGCGACATTCCCATTCTGACCATGCTCGGGAACGTACTGAAAACGCCGGCCGAGCCAGTCACCTGGGGTATGAATGGCAAGGGGATGCAAGCCAAGCAAGAGCTTGGTTACGTGCGAAGATTATTCGCGCGTGCGTTGTGGATTGCGGCATCTTACTTTGCCTGCTTATTCGCCTGGCTGCTATCTAAGCTTGGCGTCCACGAGCAACTCGCGAATCGCCTGATTGAGCCGTGGGCTCACATGACCACGATTGCCACGGCTACTGAATGGGCGAACTTCTTCAATCTCCGCTGTCACAAGGACGCACAGCCTGAGTTTCAAGAACTCGCGTTCAAGATGCTCGAAGCGTACACTGCCAGCACGCCCAAGCGACTGGTGTTTGGCGAATGGCATCTGCCGTTCGCAGACAAATACATCGGCGAAGGGTTGACCAACGACCAACTGCTGAAGATTACCGTGGCCAGGTGTGCTCGCGTCAGCTACTTGAACTTCGAGGGTGACATCGACCATCAGAAGGATTATGACCTTCACGACAGGCTTCTGGAACAGGGCCACATGAGCCCATTCGAGCACGCGGCTCAGGCAGCGCCGAGTTCCGCAGTGCCGCTCAGCAACTTCAAGGGTTGGTTTCAGTATCGCAAAACCATTGCTACTGAGAATCGGTCAACGCTCGATGCAAATGCCATATTAGCCGCAAGGATTGCTCAATGGAACAAGAACGTCGAATCATCTGGTTGAAGTGGGTGGACCCATTCGCCCACATGGTACGCGACGAGAAGGATGAAGACGAAGACAACATCGACTTCAGGGCGGCTCGCGATTCCTTCTACGACGACGATGACCAGCCTGGGCCAAAACACGGCCCAGACCGCAACGGCACAGGACCGGCCATCATCAGTCCGCAAGGCGTCATCCCGATTCATGAAAGTAACCTGCCAAGTCGCATCTTCAATTTCTGGCTCGGCCACACCAATTTTGGCATCACTCGTGAAATCGCCAAGGCCATCTCGCGAACACCAGGCGTCGAGACGCTTGATGTATTCACGCGCTACCGTTTTCGCATAGGCGTCGGCAAAGCCTTCAACCAACACGCAGTTAGAAAAGCTATCGACGACCTGTTGAGGCCGAAACCAAAAGAAGAAAAGAAGGAAACCAAGAAGCCATCTTCTCCACTCGAACGAACACAGGCACTATTGAAAAAGAAGTTCAAAGCTTGGGCTATAGGCGTGATGCCAAGTGGCATCATCGAGGTAGCCGGCGGCGAAACAGTTGAGGAAGTGACCATGAAAATGAAACGCTTCGAGCCGCGTGCGACACGGATGGTCTTGTCCTGGGAGCTTAGTAATGACAAAAAGGACGCCCCGTCCCCGTAGAGCAATTTCGGACACAGAGTTCAACGAAGCCCTGGCTAACTCCGACAACGCGAACATCATAAAAGCGGTTACGCAACGATACTGTGGGGTATTGTCTAGCGATGACCTTCGCGCTTGTGGCCTTCATGCCCTATGGCGATGCTTGCAATATCACGACCCCAGCTACGGCCAAAAATTCACCACGTCGCTCCATCGCTTCACCGATTGGGAATGCAAGCGGGAACTGAGAAAGCAACGCGGCGGCAAAACCAAGCGTGCTGTTGTGATTGTGCCGCTCTACGAACAGAGCGTCGAAACGCTTCATGAAAATCAAGACTTCCTCGGCAATAACCTGTACAACCCGCTCAACGAAGAGCTTGAGCATGTCAGAGAACGCATGGGGCAACTCCCATTCGATTGGCAGCGCCAGGTTGTCGAGCAGTATTATTTCAAGCACATGACGATGGAGCAGATTGGCCGTGCGAACGGCTACTCCAAAGAGGCAGCCCGGCAGAAAATCAACAAAGCTCTGACCTGTCTGCGTCGTCTATGCGAAGTAGGACTCGAAGCATGAGCAGAACAGCCAAAGCAATCCCCGACCAGCCCACCGGTGAAGGCGTCGTCATTCAAAACGGCAACGCCTTTGGAACTCGCTTTGCCAAGCCGAAGCCGGCACCGGTAGTATCAGTGGAACCCAAACCGCAAGAACCAGTACAAGAAGGAGACTCCGAAAGTGAGCCAAGACAACACAGTGGTCATCGACCCGCAGGAACCAAGCCAGCCAAACCCAAGCCCGCAGCCAGTGGCGGCAGCAATCGACCGAGCAACGGTCGAGAAGGCGCTGTCGATTCTGACGAAGGTGCTCGCGGGCGCAGCGATGTTCAGCAACAACGAGTGGCTGAAGAAAATCTCAGTGGCCCTGGAGCAGTTGCTGACGAAGGACTGGTTCGTGGACCTGCTGATGGAAGTGCTGACTCTGTTTGAGAAGAACGCTTCCGAAGAAGAAATTCACGCAGCCGTCGTTCGTCACATGACGCGCCCGGCCTAACCAAAAAAACACGCGCCCAGTACGCAGAAGGAAAACTCCTGATACCACACTTCGCTGTGGTCGGGCAGGCGGCAGTTCCGGAAGCCCTGGGATGCGTGGTCAAAGCCGCGAAAGCGGCGGTGACGCAAGCCCTACTGCCGCCTTGGTTTTGGGACAACCACGAAAGGACAAGAACATGAGGACCCGTCTCGCCATCGCCTGTCTCGCTTTGCTTTTTTGCTTCACTGGATTTGCGGGAGCCACAGACTTCGTGGTGCCAACGCAGCGCATCCTCGGAGCAGAGAACCCCATCCCCCTCGGGGACATGGTCGTTCTCAACGTGTCTCCGGTCGAAAAAGCACCGCCCCATCTCATTGCCACGTCCTATCGTTGGCGAGTTATCAACGCTCAGGGTCAGGAGAAGCGCGTCCTCGAACATGACGGCGGCGTCTTCTTCGGCAGCGGCATTCAGAACACGACCTTCCTCGCGATGTGTGCCGTTACGCATCTGTATGTTGTTCGTGACGCAGAGAACAAGGTGACTGAGGTCGCATCACGGACCGTCTTCCTGCTCACGCCTGTGACCATTGGAGGCGGGCCAGCACCGCCCCCGCCGCCTGGACCTAATCCGCCCCCGGGTCCAAACCCTCCACCGCCTGGTCCAAACCCGTCGCCGATTCCGGATGGTCGCTTCAGGCTGGGGCAGCAAATTTTCAACCTGACTACGAAGAACGTGCCGGCTGGCAACCGTCAGCAGGGAGCACAGGCTGTGGCACAGTCCTTCCGTGGCATCGCCTCGGCTATTGCGGCCGGGACTCTGCGCGACCCGCAGCAAATACTTCAACAAACGACCCAGAGCAACCAGGCGGCTTTGCAACGAGCCGGCCTGCAACGAACGGAGTGGGAGTCCACTTTCCGTGGCTTGCAGGATGTCCTGTTCGCTCTGTATGAAAGCCGGACACTGAGCACCGCTGACGACTTCCGCGCGGCATGGCTCGAAATCGCAACCGGCCTGGAGGCAGTACGGTGAGCATCGGATTCCAACTCGCCCGAGACTACGAAAAGGGCACACTCTGCGGCTGGGGTGAGATTCGCCAGCCTGGTATCGTGAAAGCGCAGTTCAACCTTCTTGAGAGCGGGTTCCTGCCATTCCACATCCGCCAACAAACCAAGGTCACCGCCGGCCGCAAGATGTTCCTCTACCAGGTTGTTCGCAAAATCCTGGGACAGGACACCAAGAACTACCCGCAAGAAATCGGCGACTGTGTCTCCTTCGGGGCTAAGAATGGCACTGAGTATTTGACCTGTACTCAGATTGCATCCGTGGCCCAATCTCTTTATGAGAGCGGCGGGGACTACCAGAGCTACCTGGCCAACGCTCGCATCAAGTTCCGGTCCATCTTCCCACCGTGGTTTTACGGCACCGGCCGCGTCTACGTTGGTGGTGGTCGGCTTGGCAATGAGGATGGTTCGCTGGGCAGTTGGATGGCGGCAGCTGTTCAGAAGTACGGCGCGTTGTTCTCTGATGACTCGAACGTGCCGGCCTACTCCGGACGCATCGCCAAGGCGTGGGGCGACCCGAATCCCCGCAACGACCTGGACAACTTCAAGGACGTTGCCAAGCAGTACCTGGTGAAGGGCGCGGCCCTCATCCGGTCGTGGGACGACCTGGTTGCCGCTTTGTGCAACGGCTATCCGTGCCCGACAGCGAGCAACATCGGCTACGGCATGGAGCCTGGTCGCGATGGCTTCCATGTCCAGAACACCCAATGGGGGCACCAAATGTGCTTCATTGGGGCCGACGACAACGACAAGGACCCCTACGCCCTGATTGTGAACTCCTGGGGTGACGTTCATGGTCACCTGAAAGATTTCGAGAGCGGCGAGGACCTACCCGTTGGTGTTCTCCGCGTCCGCCGACGTGACGCCGAGAAGCACATCCAGGCACAAGAGACGTTCGCGTACTCTGCCTTCGACGGGTTCCCGGAACAAGGGCTTGATAAGGCCCTCTTCATGCTGGTGTAATATGAATACGAACCGAGGCGCGTTGGTTTTGGCCATCATCGCCGCAATCGGGCTTGCCTTCACAGCGTACAGCCTCGGTCTCATAACAACCAATCACACGTTGCAGGACGAGAACAGGCCACGGCCACAACCCCTTCCTGCTCAACCGAGGGCTGTCGAAGTGCGAGTCCATACTGGACCTGGTTCGGCAACCATCACGTTCAAGGAGAACCGATGAAGAATCTCATTGCAATCGCTGCTCTACTCATGGCACCGCTCTTCGTGCTCGCGTGCGACCCGCCGCAGGCACAAGCGCAAGCTCGACGCATTCAGTTCAACCTGATTCAGCAGTCGCCGCCGGTGGTCTGGCAACAGGCGCAGCCTGTTCAGTACCAGTATCAATGTTCCAATGGCCAGCGCTACCTCGTTCCGGTCAACCAACCGCAGCAGTACCAGTACGTGCAACAACCGCAGCCTGTGGTCCAATACTACCACGCGCCGGCTCCGACTTACACCTACTACGCGTATCCGCAACAGCGCAGTTCCAGCATCGGCTTCAGCCTGTTCCGAAACGCCGGCCCGTCCTGCGGCCCCGGCGGTTGTTCTTCGGGCCGCTGAAACTAACTACAGGTCGTAGTTGCGACCATCGCCCACGAAAGCCACAGTTATCTGTGGCTTTCAGTTTTTAGGAGACAGTCCATGTCCACAACAAGTGACAAAACATTCGAGGTTGCAAAGCTTATGGTCGAACGCTATAAGCACCCCGTTGCCACGACGTTTGACCCGATGCTGATTCTTGCTTTGGTTAGCGTGGTCTTTCAGGCTATCAAGTTTGTTAGGGAGTGCTCGAAGGACCCAGCAGCGGGTAGGACCGTGTTGAATCGCCCAGGCTTTCTGCGGACTCGGCGGCTGCGCAAGCTCATCGCCGAACATCTTCCGGAAGGCGTGTCGCAAAACGAAGCTGAGCTTGCCTTGCGCGCGGTTGGAACGACGCTGACAGTGGCGGACGTGGCGGCGCTCTATCACGAGCAAGAGATAACCGACCTTCAAGGCCAGGTTTCACAAATTCTAGTTCGCCAAGGAGAAGTTCAAGGATGAAACAACTCATCGCGTGCTTTGCGGCCGTCTTTATCTTCGCAATGCCGGCTCGTGCCGACGTTCCCGAAGACATCATCGCCGCGTCCGTTCAGGTCAACGACGTTGGCTCAGGCGTCATCTACCGCAACAAGACTGTCTCGTTTGTGTGGACCGATGCGCATGTCATCGACGACTCGCAATCGGTAACCAAGAAGGCTTGCCCGAAAACAGGGCGACCAATCACCGTCGTGACCTACAAGGACCACTGGTGTCATCAGGACCTGGTCGAAGATGGCCGCAAAGTCGGCCGCATCAGCGTGCTGGCAAAAGTGGTTCGATACAGCGAGAGCCACGACATCGCATTGCTGCGCGTCTACAAGGCCAACTTCGGCAAGAGCGCCAAGTTCGCCGCCGCCATTCCTAAGCAGGGCACCGGGGTGTGGAACGTGGGCTGTGCTCGCGGCAACGCTGGAACAATGTCCCTCTCCGATGGCGTTGTCTCGGCCGTAGGCCGTCTCAGGCGCGATGGCGTTTCCACAGACACGGATTCTCCATTCATCTACGACCAATTTACATGCGCGGTTGCCCACGGCAATTCCGGCGGCGGCATCTTCCGCAAGGACAACGGCGAGTGTCTCGGCCTGTTTACTGAATGGATGGCTGGGAATCCTCTCACGTTCGGCTGTACCATGATGACGCCGACCCGACGCATCCGCGAGTTCGCGAAGACCTACAAGTGCGAATGGGCTGTGGACGATTCTGTCCCCATTCCTGAGACGGACAGGGAGCCGATTACGTGCGACCCGCTGGAATCTCCTGAGCCGGCGTGTGCCATCCCGGAATGTGGCACGCCGAATGCGCCTCCTCGTCCGTTCATCATTCCGCTTCCTCAGCCCCCGGGCTCCTCTCGTTCGAGCGGCGACAACCGATAACCAAATCTGTCTGCAAAAGCGCAGGGGCTTGTGCCTCTGCGCTTCTTTATATCTCTTGGAGTGACACATATGGAGAGGTTAGAGAACCTCTTACGACACGTTTCGCACGTCAGAGAAAATTGCGAATTGCTCGGCGAAAGACTGATAGCAAGAGGCGATGCGGCAATTGGCCTTCAACTAATCGCCAACGGACACATCCACGACAACTCGAAATTCTATGGGCTGGAGTGGGAGTATCTCAACGACGGAGCCTGGCCGTATGACGACGACTCGAAAAAGGAGTTGTTCGCGGCGGCTCTCAAACAACACGTGGTAACCAATCCCCACCATCCAGAGTATTGGCCTGGTGGAATCAAGTCGATGCCTCCACTCTATCTTGCCGAGATGGTGTGCGACTGGCACGCGAGAAGTTCTGAGCAGGGAACAGACCTGTGCGAATGGGCTCGTGGCAAAGCCCCAAAGCGATTTGGCTTCAGCAAGCGGTCCCGCATAGCGATTGAAATCAAGGAGTTCCTTGACCTGCTCCTCGAAAGGAAGTTCAAGTGAAGCAACGCTACTTCATCATCTGCGTCGAATGCTGCAAGGAATACATGATTGACTCGGTCGAAGAGGCTGATGCGACCAACTTCTGTGTCCGCTGCGGCGGCAAGTTGACCAAGAACCACATACTCATCGAAGCTGCCAAGCAGCCCAAGATTGAGAAGTGGGACCGGCGATTTCTCGAATTGGCCAAGTTTGTCTCGCAATGGTCCAATGACCCATCGACGAAGGTTGGAGCGGTCGTCGTTGGCCCGGACCGCTATGGCAAGATTCGCCGCGTTGTCGGGCTCGGATTCAACGGATTCGCCTGCGGTATCAACGATGAGCCGGCTCGCTATGAGAACCGAGACCTCAAAATCAAGCTCATCCGCCACGGCGAAGACAACGCCATGACGTTCGCCAAGTTCAACGAAGGCTGCACGCTCTACACCTGGCCGTTCCAGCCTTGCTCGGCGTGTGCCGGCCGAGCCATTCAGGAAGGCATCTGCCGCATCGTAGCGCCCGTATGCCCCAAGCATTTGCTAGGACGCTGGGGCGAAGAGTTCAAGCTGTCCGAGATGCAGCTTCAGGAGGCTGGGATTCCCCTTCAACTGGTGAAACTATGATATGGCAGAACATCGACCATCTCGCTCAGGTTCTTGACGCCGAGCGCTCACTTGGGTACACCCTGGAGACTCGATTTGGGCCCGAGCACGGCCGCAAAATCGTTTGCACGTCAGGCGGTTTTGACCCACTTCACGTCGGTCATCTGCGGTGTATTCAAGAGAGTCGCCGCTTCGGGCAGCTTCTCGTTGTCATCGTCAACGGCGACAGCTTCCTGCAACGGAAGAAGGGTTATGTGTTCATGCCGCTCGCCGAACGGATGGAACTCATCGACGGCATTGCGGGCGTAATCCACGTGGTCGCCTGGGACGACGGGTCGCAATATGTTGACCGCGCCCTTGCCACTCTTCGACCCGACTTCTTCACGAAGGGCGGTGACCGCTCCTCACCGGAGTGTCTCTCGCCAGCCGAGTTGCAAATCTGTGAAGCAATAGGATGCCGGATTTGTTACGGCGTAGGAGGTCGGGAAAAGATTCAATCAAGCTCTTCCCTGGTTAGTTCATCAAGTCGTCACCACTAAGGGGAGAATCGGTATGTCATCTGGTCTGCTTGAGCTTCAAAAATTCACAGCTGTGTCGAAGTATGCGCGCTGGCTCGAAGATAAACAACGACGAGAAACCTGGCTGGAAACAACGGGCCGCTTTCGCGGCATGATGCTGGAGCGATTCCCGGGACTGAAGACGGAAATTGATTGGGCATTCGATGGTGTTGACAAGCTCGAAGTGCTGGGCTCTCAACGAGCCCTACAGTTCTCTGGTCACCCAATCAATCAACACAACGCCCGCATCTACAACTGCTCGGGCAGCTACTGCGACAGGCTACGCTTCTTCCCTGAAGCCTTCTACCTCTTGCTGTGCGGCTGCGGAGTCGGCTTCAGTGTCCAGGAACATCACATCCAACACCTTCCGCGATTCAGCAGGAAGAGGTTGGCCGGCGTCGGGTTGCCCTGGAAGCAATATGTCATCCCCGACACCATCGAGGGGTGGGCTGATGCTCACGCGGTCCTCCTCAGCAGCTTCCATGAAGAGCCCATTCGCGGCTTCGAGGAATATCACGACTGCAACGTGGACTTCGTCTTCGACAAGATTAGGCCAGAGGGTGCCAATCTCTCCTTCGGGATTGGTGTGGCTCCCGGACCAAAGCCGCTGTCGCTATCGCTAAGCCGCAACCGCAAACTGCTGCTGCGCGCTATCAGCGAGGGGTTGGAGAAATTCAACTCCATCTACGCTTTCGATTACGCAATGCACATGGCCGACGCGGTCGTGTCCGGCGGCGTCCGACGAGCAGCAACCATCTGTGTCTTTGACCTGTGGGACCAGTTGATGGCCACGTCGAAAACGGGGAACTGGCTGGAGACAAACCCGCAGCGTCAGCGAGCGAACATCTCCTCTTCTCTGCTCAGGGGCCATGTTTCCTTCGAGAGCTTTTGGAAGCTCGTTCAGTCCACGCGCGAGTTCGGCGAGCCTGGGTTTTATTGGACCAGTCATCCCGACATGCTGCCCAATCCATGCGTCGAAATCGGCTTCTGGGCAAAGCTGGCTCTGACGCCTGACCATCCGGAATGGGAAGCCATTCTCCGCGACTACCAGGGGCCACGACACAAAGTCTGCGAATTGTCCGGTTGGCAGTTCTGCAACCTCAGCACCATCAACGGCAAGACGATTCGTAACACCCTGGACTTCTACGAGCGGTGTCAGAAGGCCGCGTTCATCGGCGTGTTGCAGAAGACCTTCACCAAGTTCCCATACCTGGGCCGTGTGAGCGAACTCATTGCCGAACGCGAGGCCCTGCTTGGCGTGAGCATTGCCGGCATCATGCACCATCCCGAAATCCTGCTCGACCCGGACATCCAGCGCGAAGGCGTTCGCCTGGTCAAAGACGTTGACCGGGTTTACTCGGCGAAGATTGGCGTCAACGTAGCGGCACGTGGCACCTGTATCAAGCCGGATGGCAACAGCGCTTCCCTGCTCGGTTCCTACAGCGGCATCGGGCCTGGCAAGTTCCGGCGAGGCTTTCGCATTGCCCGGGCAGGCGTGAATGAGGCCCCATACCAGCATTTCAAGAGCATCAATCCCCAAGCTTGCGAGCCGGTGCTACACGAGCACGGCGGCAAGAACACGGACGTGATTCGTTTCTGCGTGGAATACGAAGGCATCCTCGAAGACGACCTGTCAGCGGTGGACATGCTGAAGGCTGTCAAGTCCACCTACATCAATTGGGTGTGCGAGGGGAAGGTCCGCGAGCTATGCACCAAGGAGTGGCTCTCTCACAACGTCTCGAACACTGTCCGGGTCCGACCCGATGAATGGGAGACGGTCGCGCGGTTCATCTTCGACAATCAGGATTTCTTCGCCGGTGTCAGCCTAATATCCACGTATGGAGACCGCGATTTCGCCCAGGCCCCGTTCACTACGGTCTATGAAGACCATGAAATCGAAGAGATGTATGGGCACGAAGCTTGGTTGTCCGGCTTCACTCTCGGCTTGTGTGGCGAGGAGTATTTTGGTCACCTATGGACGGCTTGCGAAATCCTTCTCGGACAACGAACCATCCAGCAGCCCAATGACGAGCAAGCGGCCTGGCTGAAGCAATCGAAAAACTTTGCCGACCAGATGTTCGATGGCGATGTCACCAAGGCGACCTACTGCATGAAGGACATCTACAACAATGGGCTCTGGAAGAACCTCAAAAAGTCCTACAAGCCTGTGGACTACTCGCAAATGCACGAGGAAACTAACGGCACCAAGCTCGGAGCAGAACTCGCTTGTGCAGGCGGGGCCTGCGAACTGTAATCTCCGCAAGGAGGGTCACCGGCACTCGGACTGTGCGGCAATGTCTACGGACCAGACTCAGTCCGGTGCCAGTCTTTTAGAGAAGGCCGAGGAGAAGCGATGAAGGAAGCCACAGGCAATCTCTGGACAGTCCCTGCAAGTTGGCGATGCGTGACCACCAACGGCATCGTCAAGGACAATGGCGAGCTTGTCATGGGGGCCGGTGTCGCTCTCGAAGCCAAGAAGCAATACCCGGACCTACCGAAGAAGCTCGGGCAGTGGGTCGAGAAGTATGGCAACCGTCCCTTCCTGTGTCGCGATGAAGGCATCATCACCTTCCCGACCAAGCAACACTACAAGCACAACTCCAACGTGATGCTCATCCGCAGCAGTGCCGAAAAAATTGTCGCCATTGCCGACAAGTACAAGCTTCATTCAATCGTGCTGCCGCGACCGGGCTGTGGCAACGGCGGCTTGACCTGGGACTTTGTGAAACCCTATTTGGAGGACTTGTTGGATGAACGCTTCACAATCATTACCGAAGGTGTATGTGGCTAGTCGCTTGGAGAACTGGCCAAAGGTCAAGGAAATTCAGAACAAGCTCATCAGTCGCGGCCTGGTTATCTCTCACGATTGGGCGAGCCTGGCTGAGAAGGCGGTCGCTGGCTTTATCGAGATTCCCGATAATTTATCGCGAATCCAAATCAACGCCATCATGTCGTCCAAGGCCCTCCTTCTGTTCACTCCAGGTGGACGTGGGGCTCATGTGGAATCTGATAAGGGTACGATTGATTGGACAAACAATTTGCTGCCGTTGGTGTATTCGGAATAGGTAAGACAACATGCCGACTTATGAATACCACTGTGATACCTGCGACACGACTCACGAAGAGTCGCGAAGCATTCACGCGCCGCACCCCAAAAAATGCCCGACGTGTGGCCAAAAGGCTGGCGAAAAATTCAGCCAGGTGTTCACCAATCACAACGTTGTCTGCCTGGTCTACGGCAATCCAAAGACCATCGGTCAGCAAGCCGAACAGAACGCGAAGCGTGTCGGCAAGGCCAAGCTCGAAGAGATGGCCGAGAAAGAAAAGGAACGTGTCAGCAAGGCGAAAGGAAAGCTCCCCAAGGGAGCCTCCCGTATTGCACGGTCTGATGACGACCCGCCCTGGTTCAGGTCGGGTGAAGTCCCAGGTCTGCCGCGCAGTGACAAGCCGCTCGACATGAGCACTGTGAAGGACGTAACGAAGTTCGTTGAGACGGGGCAAAAGTCATGATACAGAGCAACCCCGACGCACCGCACCGCGCGGTCATCTGGCTCTACGCTGAAGTGCATGAGATGCTGAAAACCGGAGAGTGTTCTGGCTCACCAGTTCACAAGGTCAGACAGTTTCCGATTGTCATCGACGGCTCAAACAGAGAAGAGGCAATACAGAAGCTCGAACAGCTTCTCAAGGAGTTGAAAGCTCGATGAATCCGAATCAAAGTCTCGCTGCATTGAAGCATGGCCGCAAAGTCCGCGAAGAAGAAGTGGCTGAGAAGATTGCTGGCAACCTCCAAGACGGCAACCACATCTATCCTGCCTGTTCCAATTGCAACGCCATCCTCATGGACATCTGGCGTACCCGACCACACGAAACCGAAACCTGGAAGATTCGCGCGACGTGCCCGTTCTGCGGCGATAGCAGTTTTGTTATCGAAGTGCAGGGCGGCTTTCACATCGGCGGCTACGGCGAAATCAAAGAGGATGACGCCGAAGATGATATTCCATCGACCGTCGTTGAAGAGTTTCAATGCGACGGCGACACGTTCAATTTCACCATCAAGAAAGCGAATCCCGATGCCAAGCCTCTTACAAGATGACTACGTCGTCCACACCATCAAGCCGGCCGAACCTGACGTTGTGCAGGGAGCGGTCACAGTCGATGGCTTCGCTCTTGGCGGCAAGCGCGTCGAGCCTGACGCGGCAAACTGTCTTGCCAAGCGTGCAAAAGATTGCGCGACAAGCATCGAACGATACTGGCTGAAGCGGGCAACCACCGGCAACAACGCCGGCAAGCTCTACAACCCGAACTGGCCAATCCATGACAGCAAAGCGGAGTACGCCTTCGTGAAGGCGACCAAGGAGGCGTTCGATTCTTACGTGCGCTTCCTTGAAACAGACAATCCGCTGTTCCTTCACCAAGCGGAAAGGGCCTAATATGGCCAAGGCAAAGAAGAAGATTGAGACCCATCCCAACAAGGCTGAGGTCTTTTACATCGAAGAGCACGCCGGCCAGAAGACGGCCGAAGAACTGGCAACGGACCTCGGGCTCGCCCAGGACCTGGTTCAGGAGGTCCTGGACAAGCTCCCTGAATCGCAGAAGAAGCCGAAGCCAAAGAAGAAGAAGCTCGCCAACTTCGAGACCGGCAAGGGCATCGTAGCGATGACCGGGGACCAGGCGATGGACGACGACGCCGCTGAAGGCACAAGTCCGTTCATCACGAAGCCTGGCAAGCCCAAACGCAACGACGCTTTCTTCAAAGAGCACGAAAAAAATCTTCACAAAATTCGTCCAAACGAGCCTTTCAACTAGGCCACTCTTTGGCTATATGGTCGCGTCACCCCGAAAAGGAGCGCGACTATGGCCAAGACGAATTGGGCAAAAGACAAGTTATCCATCGAGTACCTTATTGATTCAGGTTTGTTGTTTGAAATCAATCGCACCATCCTGCATTTGTTCGGCATCGCTCTCGTCGTCAAGTCCGACGAGAAGGGCGTGAAGCGTTTCGACTTCAAGGACTGTCGCAGTGAGCCAGAGACGCTCCTGTTCGACAAGAACACCATCGAAGCCGGCGCGCTGAAGCTCAGGCGCTTCTTAGAAGAGTTTGGCTGGTCTCAGGACGAGCGGCGATGTCGCAAGCTCGGCTGGGGCTGCCAGTATGTCCCGCAAAGGAGCGACAAATGATTACGAACGAACGCGACTATGTGGCCCTGGCTGCGGCCAATACTCGTGACCAACAGGCGGTCATCAAACTACAGTCCTGTCTTGAAGACCCCAAGCTCTGCGAACGAGAGAAGCTTTGGGTCGAAGAAGAAATGACGGGCAACCAAGAGGCCATCGCCAATCGCCTTCGTGAGATGGCGACATGGGACGCGGAACACAACGCGGACCGCAAGGGCACCTGGATTCCGCTTTACTCAGGCTATCGCATTTGGCTTGAGGACCCGCGCCCGCAAGACATTCGCATCGAAGACATTGCTCATGCCCTCGCTAACCTCTGTCGGTATGGCGGGCAAGCTAAGAAGTTCTATAGCGTGGCCCAACATAGCGTCATCGGTAGTTGGCTCATTAGCGAGCCTTACAAAAAGGCGTTCTTGGTTCACGATGCGACTGAGACATATCTGTCGGATGTCATCACGCCCCTCAAGCGCATTCTCGGCGACGTGTACAAATCGCTGGAAGCTCGCATGATGCAAGTCGTCTACCAACACTTCAATCTGCCGCTCGACGAACAGACGCACAAGGCCGTCAAACACATTGACGACGTGATGCTCTGCACAGAAATCCGTGACGTAACCACAACCGGCTACCTCCGAACTGTTGACCGCCTCGCGCGAGTCCCTGGTGACATGCGCATCGAGGAGTTCTGGCTGCCCGACCGGGCCGAGATGGAGTTCAAGAAGCGTTACCATCAACTGTTCGAGGACTAAACATGGAAGCTCGCATTTGTGTTGGCTGCGGCCAACCTTTGGTCAAGCGCGATGGCGAAGCTCCATCAGCGTTTGCGAAACGGAAGAGTTGTAATCGTCAGTGCTTCAACATGAGTCGTGTCAAGGCTGAGGATACGCACTCGCGCAAGCAAATCTACAAGTCGCGGTTTGGGTCCAGCCGCGATTTAGACGCCGGCCAGTACCTGGCAGAGAACATGATGGACCGCAATGCCAGGGCCAATGGACTCCGGCTGCCGGACCGTTTTTGGGAGCAAGACCAGTGGAAGCAATTGTACGCCTTGCAGCGAACGCAGGCTTACACGTTGCTCAAGTCATACAGCCTCGAAGCAATCATCGCCGCTCTTCGCTCGCCGAAGGGGAAGAAGGTAATGAGCTTCTCAGCAGCTTGGTTCACTCCGCTCATTCACGCTGAGCAGGAAAGAATGAATAGAGCCAAGGAACTAGCGGAACAAGCGCCGCCGCCCCCTCCTCTTCCTGCTGAGGAAGTTGTGGAGGAACCGCGAAAGCCGTTTGTTCCCAAGCAATCAACAGCGTCAACACTGAAGGGTCTCTAATGGCTAAGAAACCAAAACAAGAACAAGAGATTATCGAGCCGCCCGACGACGTTGTCGATGTTGGGGCAGTGATGGCCCGCATCGTCAAAGACTTGGACAAGGAATACGGGGCCGGCGTCTTCGTTCCGGGCTCCGATGCACTGAGCGCGACTCCGCAAATTGTCCCCACCAGCCCGGCCATCGACTCCATCACTGGCGGCATCGAGGAAGGCAGCTGGGTGGGCATTACAGGCAATCCGAAGACTGGTAAGACCACGCTGGCTCTGTGCATTGCGGCAGCCTGCCAGCAGCCGGAGAACGGCAATCGAGTGGTCATCTACGCCAAGGTCGAAGGCCGGCTTGCCCGGAACGTGCTGTCTGGCATCAAGGGACTCGACCTGAGTAAGGACAAGTTCCGCATCATTCAGTCGCGCCCAGGCCACATTCTGCCGGCTCACGAGCATCTGCGGATTGTCGCCCGTTGTGTCAAGGACATCCCGGGCTGTTGCGTCATCCTGGATTCGGCCTCGGCCCTATGTGACCAAGGAGAACTCAACGCCGAGATTGGCGAGAGCGGCGGCATTGCCGGTGGCGCTCGTCTGTTCTCGCAGTTCGTGCGTCAGATGAGCCAGGTGGTTCCCGTCAACCGAACCATCATGCTGGTCATTTCGCATCTGATTTCCGACATCAAGACGCAGCGTCTATCGGAGCGGTCAGCCAGGGCTGTGCAGTACCAGTACGACTACATGCTCCGCACCATCGGCAAGGAAGCGTGGAAGGCCGGCGAAGAGCAAATCGGGCTCAAGATAAATTGGGCCTGCAACACCAGCAAGTTGATGATTCCCGGCATGACGGCTGTGTCACACATTCGCTTCGGCACCGGCATCGACAAGCTCTATGAGGCTATCGTGCTGGGCATGGACGCGGGCCTGGTCGAGCTTAGCGGCTCATGGTTCGTCCTGAAGTTCGTGGACGAGAAGAAGCCGCCAAAGTATCAGGGCGGCGAGAAGGTCTACCAGGCCCTGCTTGAGAACCCGGAATGGGTCAAGCTCCTGGAGGACAAGCTTCGCGGCATTGTCGGCACCCCAACGAGTGGAGACAGCGAGTGAAAATTGTAGGACTGGACGGTCAGGAATACGCATGGCGACCAAGGACCAACCCAAGCGAGAAGCCATCAGCTAACCATATGCGGGCTCGTCAGCTTCTCGAAAAGATTTTTCCGTTTGACCAGCGTCTCGAAGAGGTATGGCTTCCAGGAACAGGCGGGCTCGAAGCCGATTTTTACATCCCGCCGCGCAAACTATTGGTAGAAGTACATGGCGAACAGCATTATCAATTCGTCCCCCACTTCCACCGACACAAACTCGGATTCCTCAAGGGGCGCGGACGCGACAATCGAAAGCGGCGCTGGTGCGAACTCAACGGCATCACCCACGTCGAACTGCCCCACGACGAAACCGACGAGCAATGGACCGGAAGAGTCCTTGGCCCATCTGGACAGGATTCTGAACCAGTATGAGTTGAGCCTGGGCCTGCCGGCGAACATCAATCCGAATACGGCCAGCGAAGCAACGCGACTGCTTGCGCTTGACCATTCACAGCTTCCGCGCATGTCGGCGGTCGAGTGTGGCGAAGCCGCCGTGGTGCTCCTCTTCTTCTCTGCTCATTTGCAACGAGCCGTCAACGTGGAATCATCTCGGGTGCGGTGGGCCGACGAGTCCATCAAACGACTCATCGGTGCGAAACTCGGACATCAGAAGGGCTACGGCTATGAAGAGCGGCGTCTTGGAGCAATCAGCCAGAACCAGGCCGCTCAGAAGCTCGAACGTATTCGTGTTCACGCGCTGATTCGGCAAGACCGCATCAGCTTCCTGGCTGCCAAAGTGGAAGCCCTGGCCAAAGCGCTCGACGGGCTCAGACAAGCAAAGAGAGGCCAATGATGGCTACCCCCCTGGACCTGATTCGCAAAGGCATCAAATCGGCAAACTGGCAACTGGTATGCGATGGCTACACGGCACTGACCGGGGAAGCCATTGTCCCACATGCTCACGCTGGCGGCAGTTGGCACGCGCTTGTCATGGAACTGCGTGACAAGTGCAACTCGATGCTTGAGCCGGCTGAGAAGGCTTACCAAGAACGCGAAGCGGCCAAGACCGAAGCGGTGAAGCCAAAGAAGAAGAGCAAGGCAAAAGAGGTTGCTCACAAGCTCGCTCAACGGTTTGCCGAGAACGGCCAACTCGCCGGCGCTCCGGCCGGTACGAAGCTGCCTGACTTAGAGCCGGAACCAGAACCCGAACCGGAAGATGAATACGCGAAGTTCCGAGTTCAACACAACGAGCCAGCCCAGCAGGTGCGTGAAGACGGGAAGAGGGAGGCCCGCAAACTACCGTTCAAGCCTGGCATGACGAACACATTTGTGGATGACGGCCAACTGGCCGCAGCGGAATCTGAGTTCGACAAGAAGGTGCTGCCCAAGGCACCGAGTCCGAGGCGTCCGCCAGTGAAGATGGTGACGCTGAAATGCAGCAAATGCGACCGCACGGAGGAAGTGAATCCGAACGCTGCTCCGCGCCGGCTCAGCAAAGACGACGAACGCGGCTCATACATCTGCAACAGTTGCATCGCGAGGGCAGTGAAATGATTCTCGTGGACCCGGCCGCAGAACGCGGCGTGCTCGCCGGCCTCTTCCTGTTTGGCTCGAACGCCTACATGGACGTGGCCGACATCGTCAGGACGGAAAGCTTCGCCATCAGGACCAATCAGATTTTATTCGCGTGCCTCGAACACATACTTCGAGACCGCCAGGTGGACAAGGTTGACTTCCCTTCGGTGCTCTCCGCAGCCAACTCGCTTGGCCTGAGCAGCGCCTTCGACAAGACAGAAGACGCCGCTCACTTGCGCGGCGTCATGAAGATGGTGGTTGAGCCGCCGACAGTTCGACACCTGGCGGCTCGCGTTCGTAAGCTGGAAATCACCCGCGACCTCAAGGGTGAGGTCAAGGCCATCGAGCCCAGGCTGGAAGCGGTCACCGGCGACGAGCCGCTCGAAGAAATCGTCGGCCTGGCTGAGAACCCGATTTGCGAGTTCGCTACGCGGCTGGCTGGCGGGAACTCGTCCGGACCTGGCCTGATGGGTGAAGGTGCCGCCGAATACTACCAGTACCTGATTGACAACCCGCGCCAGATGATGGGCGTTCCAACGCCCTACACACGCTACAACAGGGCCATTGGCGGCGGCTTGAGGGGCAATGGCGTTGACCTCATCGGAGCCCGCCAGAAGTCTGGCAAGACGTTCCTGGTGGACAACATCGGCCTGCACATCGCGGGCGTGGTGAAGGTCCCGGTACTCAACATCGACCGTGAGATGACGAAGGAAGAGCACCAGATTCGCGTGGGGGCCTGTCTCGCGGACATCCCTAGCGAAAGTATCGAGAGGGGCAAACTTAGCAGGGAAGAGAAGAAGCGGCTGATGGAGGCATCGGAGCGTCTTTCTACGTTTCCGTATTTCTACGATTCTGTCATTGGAATGGAGTTCGAGGACATCCTGGCACGGATGCGCCGTTGGGTCATGCGAACCGTTGGGCTCGCCGGCAACGGCAAGGCGAATCCGTGCGTCATCATATTCGACTACCTGAAGCTCATCAGTGCGACGGCCATCAAGAACAACATCGCCGAGCACCAACTACTCCGCTTTATGACGAGCGGGCTGAAGAACTTCATGGGGCGGTACGGCGTCAGCTGCCTGGCCTTCGCGCAATTGAATCGCGACGGCATTGACTACGAAGACACCCGAGTCATTCGTGGCTCTGACGGTATCCTCGATGATGTGACGAGCTTTAGCATTTACAAGTGGAAGGCCGACGAGGAACGAGCCAGCGAGTCTGGCGAGTCCCGAACCTATACTCACAAGTTGATGCCGCTGATTTGCCGGCACGGACCTGGTCTCCGAGACGGCGACTACATCAACATGCGGGCGACCTACGAACGAGCCAAGATTGCTGAAGGGCCAACGAAAAGCGAGATGGCAGCAGGCTCTGCGGCCACTCAGAAAGGATTCGTGGTCAATGACACAAAACAAGGACAAATTGGATTTGGAGAAACAGAGGAAAGCTCTCAAGAGAAAGCTTCGCCGCCTGACGATAAAGGCCGCTGAAGTTTCCGAACTGACAAGGCTGACGAATGAGGCGCTGCGCTACGTTGAGTCGGAATTGAACCTGCCAAAGCCACGACTCCATCTTCAACAGCGTCTTATCACGCTCTGTCAGGCTGACAGCGACGACTATTGCGACTGTGAACACTGTCCACAACTTCGCGACGATGAGCCAACGCGAAGCGGACGCCATTGCCCCTTGGATACATGCGAGGACGAATGAAGCCAGATTCAATCTATTATGACCAGGGTCGTATTCAGACCCTTCAGTTCATACTGTGCAGCCGGCTTGACGACCTGTTCGACAAACTGGGCCTTTCCCTGCACAAGACAAACAAGCTTTACGTTGGCGCTTGTCCAATTCACGGCGGCGATAATCCAAGTGGTCTAAACCTGTATCACAGTGGGGACCTCCCGGGGAAATGGCGATGCAACACGCATCACTGCGAAGCCTTCTTCAAAAAGACCATCGTTGGTTTCGTGCGCGGTATACTGTCGCATCAGAAGTATGACTGGATGAACCCCGACAGCAATCGCAGCGCCAGCTTCAAAGAAGCCGTGGACTGGTGTTGCAACTTCATTGGTCAAAAGCTATGGGCTATCAAGGTGGACGACGAGGAACTGGAAAAGAGAGCCTTCGCGTCTACTGTTTCAGTAGTGACAAGAGCGCCGGCTGTACCAGTGAGTAGCGTTACCCGAGCCCACGTTCGCGACCGCCTTCACATACCTGCTGAATACTTCAAGCTTCGCGGATGGTCCGCTGAAGTGCTCGACAGATATGACGCCGGCTTATGCAAGGACCCAACAAAACCGTTTTACAACAGAGTTGTTGTGCCCATTTACGACAACAACTACACGTGCTGTGTCGGCTTCACTGCTCGTAGTATCTATCCACAATGCAACGGATGCAAGCTCTGGCATGACCAGGAGACGTTTTGTAACAAGTATCCGCCGCAGGCGTGCTCCAAGTGGCGGAATAGCGATGGCTTCGCTCGTGAAAGCCATCTGTACAATTTTTGGTTCGCACAGCGAACTATCAAAACAACAGGCGTAGTCCTGTTGTGTGAAGGCCCAGGGGATGTGTGGCGACTCGAAGAGTCGGGCTTTGGGCAAGGCGTTGGAATGCTTGGCACGTCTCTTAGTGACCAGCAGCAATGTATCCTGGAAGCTTCAGGTGCCATTTCTGTCGTCATCTTGACCAATAGCGACGAACCAGGCAACGAAGCCGCTGAAGCATTGACCAAGCAGCTTCATCGTCTGTATCGAATCTTCCGCCCGGAACTACCCAAGAAGGACCTTGGCGAAATGCAGCCTTCGGCTGTCAAGGAACTGCTCTCGCCGCTCTTAGAAAAGGCCAGGAGATAACATGACTCTAATCATCGGATTCAGCGGTAAGAAACAAAGCGGCAAGAACACAAGCGTGCGGTTCCTGATGAACTACGCTGACCTGATTCTTCCGCAGCCGCAATGTGAGGCGAGGATAGACGGTTACAAAGTCTTTCCTCCCACGCATACCAACGTGAAACGCTTCTCGATGGCCGGGCCACTCAAGCGCTTCGCCGTCGAGGTTCTCGGGCTGGAGCCACGCCAAGTCTACGGCACCGACGAAGACAAGAACTCGCCCACGCGATACCTATGGGGTGACCTGCCGCACTTCCAAGAGATTATCAACCGCATCACTGCTTACAACAACGAGCGTGACGAGAAGGGCGCTCCGAAGCATTGGCGATGGAAGGATGCAACCAGCGGCCTCGTGCATGGCGCGATTGCCGGTGCTGCCATTGGAGCCGGTGTCAGTGTGACCGGCGCTGCCGTTGGCGGCGTTGTTGGCGGCATTGTCGGGCTCGCATCCACAATGCAGGAAGACAAGCCGGCAGAAGTCCAGGCTCCTCCATCGCCGAACGGCGAACAGCCGATTCGTCAGCCCGAGAAGGAATACTTGCCGACTTACATGAAGGTGCCAGGGGCCACAGACCAAATGACAGCGCGGCAAGTGCTGCAAGAGGTTGGTACAGGCATCTTTCGCCGCATGTGGGGCGACATCTGGGCTCAGGCGTGCATTCGCGAAATCAAGGCTTGGGGCGGCGACGTGGCGTTCATCGACGACATCCGCTTTCCCAACGAAGTTGATGCCGTTCAAGGCGACGGCGGCGTGGTGGTTCGTTTTACAATGGACATATTCAAAGGACAAGACCAGCACGAAAGCGAGTGCGCTCTTGACCCCAATAAGTTCGATTGGGCGAAGTTCGCCATTGTCGCCTTCAACGACGGCATGACGATGGAACGTCAAAACCAGTTGGTTCTTGAGAAGCTTGTGAACCACGGCCTTGCCAAGCAGCCTCCAGAGGGTGCCATCACCGATTGGGCACCCAAGGAGGAAGTGCAGTGACAAAGAAAGACTTCCTGGTAATGGCTAGTGCCGGCACGAACTGTCGGATGCGTCATTCGCGGCGTGATTGGTACGGTATGTGGGATGTTGAGCTTGTGTCTGATACGTCTTTTCACGCAGACCACAAAATTCACCGCCGCATTATTTGTCAAGCCCGGTCAGAGGCGGCGGCAAAAGCGAAAGTCGAACACTATGCCAAGTGGCTTGAAGACCATCAAAGACAAAGTCGAGCAGGCCAAGCAGCGGATTCGCGAGCATAAGGCCAAAGGCAAAATCCTACAAGCCAAGCTACGTTGCTTGCAAGAGTCGTGTCCTCACGAACACCGAGAAGATTGGACTCACTACGATTACGGCGGCGGTTCAGACCATTATTACCACTGCTTGGATTGCGACCTCTTGCAGGAGACTCCCCTGGTATGATTCCCTTACTCTATCTTCGTAGCAGCAGTTACAACACCTGGGACTTTTGTCCGCAGAAATTCTTCATCAGCTACACGCTGGGCATGAGAGAGCCAGGCAATAAGAAGGCCGACAAGGGCTCCATTACCCACAAGGCACTGGAGTTGCTGGCCAGACAGAAGCTGGCGATTCAGCAGAAGAGGAAGGTGTTCGAGGACGAAGAGCTTGGCGAGAAGTGGTCAGTGAAGAAGTTCACGACTGACCAGGCTGTTGACCTCGCATGGAAGTGTTACACGAAGCTCAGGCCGACGACGCACATTTGGACTGAGGCCGACCTGGACGACTGCCGCGATTGGACCTACAAGGCGATGACCATGTCTCAGGGCATGTTCAATCCGCTCAACCGTATCGTGAAGTGGCCGGAGAAGTATTTCGACTTCACCATCGAAGAGCCCTGGGCTCGCTACTCCTACAAGATGGCCGATGGTTCCAAAATCGAAGGCTACCTTGGGCTCAAGGGCACCGTGGACCTGGTCTGCGAAATGGAAGACTGCCCCGGCGTCATCGAGCTTGTGGACTGGAAGACTGGCCAACGCAAAGATTGGGCCACTGGCAAAGTAAAAGAGTGGAAGGATTTGCGGAATGACCCGCAGCTTCGCCTCTATCACTACGCCCTCAGTCGGGTGTGTCCGGAAGCAACCGAAATCATAGTCACCATCGTGTTCATCAACGACGGCGGTGCCTATACGCTCGACTTCAATCGTAGTGACCTGGAAGTCACCAAGAAGATTCTGGAGAAGCGCTTCAACCTGATTCGCAACTGCACGCGACCAAAGCTCATCTATCCAGACTGGAAGTGCAACCGGCTGTGTCACTTCGGCAAGACGATGTTCCCTGGCACTGATGAAACGATATGCCAGCACATCAAGAAAGAAACCATCGCACTCGGAATGGACCGGGTGATTCAGAAGCATGGTGACCCCGAGGCCCTTCGTGCATACGGAGACGGCGGCGGGCGAGCCGCAGAGCAAAGGAAGCCATAATGAGCCTTTCCAAATTCTTCGCTGGTCTGTTCAAGAAGAAGCCACTCGCGCCGGCGTCGGTGCCGCTGCCGGTAATCCAACCGCCGGCCATTGACTGGCCTCTTCCTGCTGAGCCTGAGCCAGTTCCGGTTCCGGTATCGAAGTACAATGGCGAGCAGGTGCTGTGCTTCTACGCGAACCTGCTCGACTTCCTCGGCACGTTCCAGGGTATCATTGCGGACCCGGCCGAAATTTTTCGTTATCGGTCTGCCATTCTCACGCCGGAGAACCTGTTCTATGTGGACCGCGACCGCGCTGAGAAGGACCCGAAGTTGAAGCAACTCATCCCGTATACCATCTTGCGGCGCAACAACCACGTCTTCTGCTATCAGCGCACGAAGAAGGGCGGCGAGAGCCGCCTGCACGATAAGTGGTCAGTCGGCGTCGGCGGACACATCAACCCGGCAGACGGCGAACCTGGCGAAGCCTACGACATTGCCTTCTGGCGAGAACTGAACGAGGAAGTGTCGCTTCGTATGATGCGAAGCTCCAACATCGTCGGCCTCATCAATGACGACAGCGATGACGTTGGCAAGGTCCACTTCGGCATCGTTCATCAGATTCAAGTTGGTTTCGCTCCGCTGTCTTTTCGCGACCCGGCGGTGGAGAATGGCAAGTTCTTGCCTGTCTCACAGCACAGGAGCTTGCTCGACCGTTACGAAAACTGGTCGCAGCTTGTCATTGAGAACTTGCTATGATTCTCGTCAGCTACCGTGAGCTATGCTCATACGGCAAGGAGTTCTTGCGGTCTATTTACCACGACGACGGCATCTATGTCAGGGACTATTTGTGCCCTGTGTGTGACGTTCCATTGTTTGCCTTGACTGACGCTGAGTTTGGCGAAGGTCCTGTCCTTCGCTGTCTCGACTGTCATCACGAGGAGGTTGGCCATGTCTAGGGGCTACGCCGGTATTGGCATTTGGTATCCGGAGAAGGAATGCAATGTTGGGACCTTGTTCCGAAGTGCTCTTGCGTTCGAGGCCGATTTTCTCTTTACGGTGGGCAGGAAGTACAAGAGGCAGTCATCGGACACAGTCAACAGCGCCCAGCATATGCCGTGCTACAACTACCAGGACCTTGAGGACATGCTGTCGCATCGGCCGCTGAACTCGCGCTTGGTGTGCATTGAACTGACAGAGCGAAGCTTCTCCTTGCCGAAGTTCGTCCACCCAGCCCAGGCCATCTATCTGCTTGGCAGCGAAGGTGGTGGACTACCGGATGCACTGCTGAAGCAGTTCCCTTGCATCCAGATTCCAACGACTCAATGTCTCAACTTCGCAGTAGCCGGCTCGATTGTGCTCTACGACCGCAAAGCAAAAGGTGCAACATGGACCCGGTGATTCGTTCCTTCACAGGCCCCAATCGTTTCCTGAGCAACTTCTGGCCGTCTATGGTCAAGGCCGCAGACGGCATGGAACTGCCGACCGTCGAGCACGCCTATCAGTACGAGAAGTTCATCGGCCACTGGCCCACGCTCAAGGAGCCGCGCGAGTTGGTGAAGGCTGCAAAGACGCCTGGGCAGGCAAAGAAGGTTGCCGAAGCCTGCAAGCACCTGCTGCCGACTGACTGGCATGACCGCAAGCTCGATGTGATGCGGCGACTACTGTCGCAGAAGTTCAGGCAAGGCAGCTTGCTTGGCAAACAACTTCGCGACACCGGCAGCGTCATGCTGGTTGAAGGCAACACCTGGGGCGATGTCTATTGGGGCATCTGCAAGGGCCACGGCGAGAACTGGCTGGGCCGGCTGCTCATGGAGATTCGGAAAGGACTTCAAGAAGATGATGCCTAGTATACCAAACAGAAATCGCGAAGATGGCAAATTTTGTCTAGCATTTGATATTGCTGGGCAGATATTTGGGACACAACAAGCGCTTGGGAGAAGCACCAAGACAAGTCCTCATGGAGCACTTTGGGATTGTAAGTGTATCCATTGTGGATATGAAAGCGTGCGACTAGGCAGTAGACTTCACAGGCATCAAAGTGTCGGGTGTGCCCGATGTAACCTAATCTCTGGGCGGCAACCGCCGCCTCCTCTCGCTGGTGAGTTATCTCATGCCACGATGAAGATGGTTCTCAAAAGTGCGCAAAAGCGAAGTATTGCGTTTGAGGCAACGCCAGACGAGTTGTGGAAACAGTTTCTTCTTCAGGAACGCGCGTGTTATTACACACGCCTACCTTTGCACATGCCAGCCAGCAATAGAGAGTTGCGTCGTCCAGATTGTGCCTCATTAGATAGGCTTGATTCAAACTTGTCATATTCAGCACCTAACCTCGTGTGGTGCCACAAAGTAATCAACCTCATGAAAGGCAAACTTACTGAGCAGCAATTTTATGAGTTCTACCGTCTGGTAACCTTGAACCACCGACACATAAATGCAGCAGCCTAACCATGAAACGCAAAGAAGTAACAGCCAAGACCATCACCCAGAGTAATGATGCCGGGACCATCCAGTCGAAGCGCGGTATGGCCCGCAAAGCAAAACGAAACTCAAGCAAGCGGCTTCGCCGCCTTCTGAAAAAAGAACAGGAGAGCACATGAGTTGGTTCCCATTGCATACGCATTCGCATTTCTCTCTGCTTGACGGGCTTTCCAAGCCCGAGCAGATTGCTGAACGCATTATCGAGAACGGATTCGCCGGCTGCGCTCTCACCGACCACGGCACCATCGCTGGGGTGCCATCGTTCCTCTCAGCCCTGGGCAGCGTCTGCAAATGCGGCCATCCTAAGCGTATCCATCACAACGGCGAGGAATGTCAGAAGGGCTGCGGATGCAAGAAGTTCGAGAAGGCTGGCGTGAAAGCTATCGCCGGCTGCGAGTTCTACATCGCCCAGCGTGACGCCACAGTTCGCGACAAGACGAACGGCTTCCATAGTCACCTGTGCGTGCTCGCCAAGAACCCGGCCGGATGGAAAGGGCTGGTGCAGGCATCCAGCGCGTCCAACAAGCCCGAAGTCTTCTATCGCAAGCCACGCTTAGACCTGGAGAGGTTGGCCAGTTACAGCAAGGGCAACTTCATCACGTTCAGCGGGCACATGGGCTCGGACCTGGCGAACTGCTTGTTCGCGGAACCGAAGGCTGCGTTTGGGGCTCGAACATATGAGCAGGCAAAGGGCATGTTGCGGTCCGACTGGTTGGAGCAAGCCAAGCTGACCATCGCCCGCTACAAATCGCTGTTCGGCGAGAAGAACTTTTGGGTCGAGATTCAACTGGTTGACCACGCGAACTTGCCGCCATCGGTCGTCGTTGCGGAGTGCCTTCGCGAAGCCGCGTTCCAAACGCACACGCCTTCCGTCGCCACGGCCGACTCTCACTATCCACGCATGGAGGACGCCGCCGACCAACGCATCCTCCTCTGCTCAGCCCTTGAAACCACCCTCAAGGAGGTCCAGCGCAAGCTCGATGCGGCTGAAGACGTGGGCCTGGGCGCGTTCTTCAAGTCCAATCGCTACCACATTCCGACTTCAGGTGAGATGCTCGAACTCCACACCGATGAAGAACTGAGCAATGCTCGTCTCATCGGCGAGATGTGCGAGCCCATCAAAATTTCTGGCAAGCCCATGCTTCCGACCTTCCAGTGTCCCGGGGGCATGACTCCTGACGACTACCTGCGTCAATTGGCCAGGGACGGATGGACCAAGAAGATTACAACCAAGGTCCCAAAGAAGGACCAGGCGAAGTACGCCGAGCGTGTGAAGAGCGAACTCCAGGTTCTCACCGAAGCTGGACTTTCATCCTATTTTCTCATTGTGCAAGACTTCATCCGGTTCGCCGTTGAGCAACTGAAGTCCCGCGTTGGCGAAGGTCGCGGCTCGGCAGCTGGCTGCCTGGTGTCCTATCTCATCGGCATCACCAAGATTGACCCGCTGGCCTTCGGCCTCATCTTCGAGCGTTTCTACAACGCCGGCCGTAACACCAAAGACCGCGTGGCCCTGCCCGACATCGACTCCGACTTCCCCATTCGCATTCGCGAACTGGTCATCGCCTACATCCGCCAGAAGTACGGCGAGGACAGGGTCTGCCAGATGGTGACCTTCAGTCGTATGCAAGGGCGCGGTGCAATGAAAGACGTGTTGCGAGCGCGTGAACGCTGCAACTACGAAGAGATGAATCGCATTACCGAACACATCCCGGACGAGTCGGCCATTGCCGACGAGTTGCAGGAGATGATGGAAGAGACCGGCGAGTCGTCGATTATTCACTGGGCACTGGAGAACAACGCTGAGGCACTGAAGGAGTGGTGCTTCATCAACGACAAGGGGGACCTCGAAGGTCCTCTTGCAATCGAGTTCGCACAGGCTATACGCCTTGAGGGGACAAAGAGGTCCCAGGGCAAGCACGCGAGCGGACTCATCATCACGTCAGAGGTGTTGTCTGACATCGTCCCAATGGTCTTCGACAAATCCTCCGGCCACATGATTGTCGGCGTAGACATGCGTGACGCAGAAGAGATGGGCCTGGTCAAGTTCGACATCCTCGGGCTCAGGACTCTCGACTGCATCATGGGGGCTGAGAACATTATCAGAACTGGCCGCGCGTAAGGACTCACCAATGCTTGGATGGTTTTTCAAAAAGAAGACGCCCGCCGAAGTGCAGATTCAGGAACTCGAAAACCTGCTGCAACTACAGAACCAACTTGTCTCGTCACTCGAAATGGCGCTGGTCGAAGCGAACCAGCGGGCCGCAGTGAACTTCCACCGTGGCCGCGAAACCATTGCCGCAGTGCTCATGGCAGCCGGCGGCGAAATCTTTGTGACTGATGACATCACGAACGTTTGTCACGAATCCGCTTTGGAAATTCGCGTTGACCAAAAAGACGGCGGCGCTCTTCTCAGCCTGGTGCCGGTTGAAGAGTCCGAACCTCAACAGGCACCGTTGGAGGAACCGCCACATGAATCATGTGGACATTGTGGTGTTTGATTTTGAGACCGGTGGTCTCGACCCGAAGTTTCACGAGGCCATCTCGGTCGCCGGCAAAGCTTACAACTGCCGCAGCCTGGAGCCGTACCCCATCGAAAAGGGCGGCGAGTTCTACGCGGTCATGAAGCCGCTCCACTTTGACCGTCTCCAGGATGAGGCGTTGAAAATCAACCGCATCACGCGCGAGGAGCTTGAGAAGGCTCCGGACCAGGCCGTTGTGTGGAACCAGTTCATCGAATGGGTGAACCGCTTCAATCCGAAGGGCACTCAGTTCATGGCTCCCATCGCGGCCGGCAAGAACATCAGGTCGTTCGACTTGCTGTTCGCCGAGCAGTTGAACCTGCTGCATGGACCGAAGAAGGAGAAGACCGTTCTCTTCAGTCGGCGGACCCAACTCGACCTGGAAGACTTCATGTTCCACTGGTTCGAGAACGAACGCGAGCCCGAGAAGTTCAACATGGACACCCTCCGGCCGTGGTTCGGCCTGACGCTGGACGGCGCTCACAACGCTCTGATTGACGCTCGGCAGACCGGCGTGCTCATCATGAAGTTTCTGAAGCTGTGTCGTTACCTTCAGAAGAAGCAGGTCATCAAGTTCAAGGGCTCTCTCAAGGGTGCCGCATGACAAAGCAACGATATGCAGTCATCTTGTGGGTCCATCGGCCGAGCTACAAGTCCTGGTTGTCGGAGACCATTCCGCTGACCAAGCAAGGCAACGGCTGGGTGTGTCCAGACGGCAAGCTCAACTTGCGTCATTTGGGACTGCAACGTGTCGAAGGTGAAGAAGGAAGAGTCGTTGAGGCTTGCGTCAACGAGCCAGAGCTACGAAGCCTCAGCGACTATTTCGTCTTTGTTGGTCAGACCCAGGCTGAAGCAGACACATTTGCAGCCGGGGCTCTGGCGATGCGGGCAGCCTGCGAACTCGTGGGCTACCGCATCATCTATGGCATGACGGCGAGTCTCAACTAATGCACATTCTTCGATGGAAAGACAAAGAGGACTGCGCCTGTGAAGGCACGGTTGCCACTTTCACAACAGCAAAAGCTGCGAAAGCAGTGCTGAAGAAGCTGAAGCCGTTGTTACAAGAAACGCACTTCTACATTGAAGAATGTCATCACGCCATCCCCGACCCGACCCTGGGTGAAGTCCTGGCTCACTACAAAATGTGGGGCATCCTATGAAGGTGCGCTTCGGAGCAGTAGTTCTTGAGTTTGAAGGAACCCTCAATTGGTATGACGGTCCTGACTTGTGGAACCGAGAGATAAAGGTCGCTGGTGACATCGAGGCATTGCCAAACGGTGACTGGCACTTCGACACGGTCGAAGGCGAGCACATGATTCTTCACAATGTTAGGCCGCAGCCCCCAATCGTTATTACGCTTGGCGGTATGCCACTTGAGATTGATGCGGTTACACTCGGAGGCAAAAGATGAATCTGTATCAGTTTCCATGTGGCTGCGCCTGGCCCATCATCGAAGAGAATCCGCCGCCTGACGTTGTGCCCTTTTTGAATTTCGACTGCGACCTTGCTCCCGAAGCCTGCCCAGCAACCTGGGGGCTGCTCGGTCGCGGTCTCACCAAGGGTGTCTTCCAACTCGAATCCAATTTAGGCAAACAGTGGACCAAGAAGCTCAAGCCGGAATGCTACGAGCACATCACCGCGCTGGGAGCGTTGCTCCGACCAGGTTGCTTGCGAGCCGTGGACGAAGACGGCATCAGCATGACACAGCACTACTGCCGTCGCAAGAACAAAGAGGCGGACATCCGCCCCTACCACCCGGCTATCGACGCCATCTTGTGGCCCACTTACAACGTGCTCACTTACCAGGAACAGGCGATGGCCATTGCCCAGGCTGTGGCCGGGTTCTCCCTCCAAGAAGCTGACGTGCTGCGAAAAGCCATTGGCAAAAAGCTTCCAGCTGAAATGGCCAAGTGTAAGACTATGTTTATTGAGGGAGTCCAGAAGACGGGCATCATCAGCAAAGAGCAGGCCGAGGAAGTCTTCGGGTGGATTGAAAAGTCACAGCGGTACAGCTTCAACAAGAGCCACGCTTGTTCCTACGGCATCACCGGCTACAAGTCCGCGTACATCAAGGCTCACTTCCCGGTCGCCTTCTTCACCAGTTGGTTGCTGAACGCTCAGTTCAAGCAAGACCCGCTCCAAGAAATCAACGAGCTTGTGAATGACGCAAAGCTTTTTGATATTGTCGTCGAGCCGCCTGACTTGAGGTCTTTGGAGCCTAACTTTCAAACAGACCGGAAGGTGATTCGATTCGGTCTGACAGACATCAAGGGCGTGGGTGACGGACAAATCAAGAAGCTCATCGAGGCCGTTGGAGAAGAGCCCAAAGACCTCGGTAAGATGGACTGGTTCGACTTCCTGGTCAATCTCTCGAACTCTCTCTCGACCAACGTCGTGTGCCGCCTCATCGAAGTGGGAGCCCTACGCTGGTTCAGCATGACCCGCAGCCGGATGCTCGCCGAGTACCACGCCTGGTCGAAGCTGACCGAGAAGGAACAACAATGGGTTCAGAATTGGCATCAGGACCCATCGAGACTACCATCTCAACGGAACCTTAGCTTCGTGCTCGGGCCGCTCGCTCGAACCAAGAAGGAAGGCGGCGGCGCGGCAAACAAGAATCGCATCAGCTTCATCCAGTCGCAGAAGCAGGTCCTGGACAACCCTCCCTCTGCTCAGGTCGATACCCCTCACTGGATTGCGTGGCTCGAAGAACAGCTTCTCGGCATCAGCATCACGTGCTCGAAAATTGACTCGTGCGACCAGAGCATGGTCAACGTCACGTGCAAAGACTACCTTGCCGGCCGTGCCGGATTCCTGATGTTCGGCGTGGAAGTCCAGCAGTTCCGCGAGGTCAAGACCAAGAAGGGCAAGAGTGCTGGCCAGAAGATGGCATTCCTCACCATCTCAGACTCCAGTTGTGCTCTCGAAGACGTGGTCTGTTTTCCTGAGACGTGGCGCGAATACGGTGGGTTGCTGACACATGGCAACACCGTCATCATCCAAGGTGAACGCGACAACAAGAAGGACTCGAACACACTCATAGTCAAGAAAGTTTGGCAGGCGAGTTGATAGTTGGCCATTGATGGGTTGGGCCAACGCAATGTACTTCAACCCAATTTTCGGAGGGCCATTGGCCATGATGAATCAGTGTCATTTTCTGGGTAACTTCGTTCGCGACCCGGAAATCAAAACCACCGATGGTGGGAAGAAAGTCGTGAACTTCACGCTCGGTATCAATCGACGGTACAAGCGCGGCACCGAAACCGTGAAGGACCCGGCCTTCATCGACTGTGAAGCCTGGGACACCGGGGCTGAGACCATTAGCAAGTTCTTCAAAAAGGGCGATGCCATCATCGTTCACTGCGCGGTCAAGCAGGAGAACTGGAACGACAAGACGACCGGCGACAAGCGCAGCCGTCTGAAGTTTCGCGTGAACTCGTTTGACTTCGTCCACGGCGGCAACAAGAAGAACGGCGCTGGCGCGCCGGCAGAACAGGACCCGGGCGATAGCGTGCCCGACCAGGAGCCGGTCAACGTCGGCAACGGCGAGGACATCCCATTCTAGGACCAATTGAAGGTGCAACTTTCAATTGAAAGTTGCACCTTCAAATGTGTTGGCAGTAGCTCAGTGGTAGAGCCCACGGACTGTAACGTGGCGCACGTAGGTTCGATTCCTGCCTGCCAACTTTTGTCATGGAGGACAAACGCATGACTATAAGCAAACGCGACCAATACACCCTAGACACATTGGGCATGTATCACGGTAACGCATCAAGAAGGTTGACAAAAATGGCATTTCTTCGGTGCCTGCAAGAGCTTGGACGCGACATCTGCTATCGCTGCGGACAGCCTATTGAGCACATTGATGAGCTAAGCAATGACCACATTGTAAATTGGGAGAATGCGCCGAACGCATCTGAGCTTTTTTGGGACCTCAATAACCTCGCCTTTAGTCACCGCGATTGCAACAACAGGGCGCGTGGCAACACCAAGAATGGCGG